ACACCTCTCCGCGCTCGCCCTCCGCGACGACGCTGAACCACATGACGTTCACCGCTCACCGGCCCGACGTCCTCGTCCTCACCCGCGGTTTCCTCCACCCGCTGCCGGCCGGTCTCCTGCCCGCCGACCTCGTCTTCGACCTACGCCGGTTTCTCGCCGACCCGGCGCGCCGACCGGAGGGCGACATGCTCGACATGACCGGCCTGCATCCTGAGGTGCGGGCCTTCGTGCTTTTCACGCCCGGCGCCGAGCAACTGCTCGAGCACGCGGTGCCGCTCGCAGCCGCGATGGCTGCGGTGAAGCGCGTGGTGGTGATGGTCGGCTGCGCTGGCGGGAAGCACAGGGCCGCGGCGATGGGCGTCGAGCTCGCCACGCGGCTGCGGGAGCGGGGACTGGTGGTCGCGGTCCGGCACCTTCACGTGCACCTGCCGCGCGTGGTCCGGTCCACAGAGCTGGCCGCCTGAGAACGCCGCACCGGTCTACACATCCGTTTCCAGGTCGGGTGTGCTTACGATGCCGCCGCCCGCAGTCACCACCACGTGGGAGGCCCGCATGCTCATCGTCCGCGACGGCAGCCGAGGCGGCAAAGCAGTCTCGTGGGGCACCGACCACCACCGCATGCACGAGATCGCCGACTCGGACCCGAACCTGTACGCGATCGCGGACATGGCCGCTAGCGCCTACTACTGCCACGTCGACCGCCCGACGATGAGCGCCAGCTGGGTCCACCCATACGACCTGGACGCCCAACTACACGCAGAGATCAAGCCCTAGCCCTCCTGCGCCTGCCAGTTCGGATCGTTTTCGAGGTCGCCAGGCGTAAGGATGCTGGGCTTCCAGCCCGCTCCGTCGGCCAACTCCCACCACACCTCGCTGCCACCGAACACGTGGTGCCGGCCACCGAGCCGGGCCAGGGGGCTGCTGTCGACCGCGACGTAGATGACTGCCTGCACGGAGTCGAGGCTGTCAGGGAGTTGCTGGAGGGTGTCCCACTTGTCGTTCGCCACGCGGCGAAGTGTGCCAGCACGACAGCAGCCCCCAGACCACACGGGTCCAGGGGCCGCACGTCGCGCCAAACTCAGCCAGACACCTCGCCCGCCGGAGCGACGAGATGCCACTCGCCGTGCGCCTCAGCGATCGATGCGACCCAGGCCTGGCAGTCCTGCTTCGATTCCATCTGCGGCACCTCAAGGTCACGCAGCCAGGGCAACAGCCGGGCCAGTTCGTCCGCCACCGGGACGGCTTCTGCCTCCCACCGGTCATGAGGCACGCCGTGGCCAGCCACCCGCTCCAGCAGACACTGGATCTTGTCGAAGTCACGACCGACGAAGGTCTGCGTGACCACGGACAGGACCTCGCTCACGTGGAAGAGGCCAGTGCGGTAGATCTTCTGGTCCTCAGTGCAGGCCGCGCAGGCGACGGGCGACGTTCCGGGGCCGTTGCAGCGCGCCCACTCGCTGGGTTCTTCCTCGGGCCTGGGCCCGTCGCCGATCCAGATGCCATGGCCGCTCCAGCCAGTCGCAATGGTGAACTGGTCCACCGTGGTCCTCTCCTCGGTCACGAGCACAGCCTCGTCGTACCGGGCGTGTGCGCTGCGGCGACTCGCAGGGTTGTCGTAAAACTGTCGCGTTTCTGACGTGTCTGTTGTCGTTGGTATACAAGCGGTTCCTCGGTATCGTGTGGTCCGGCTCGGTGGCCACATCGTGTGCGAGACGCGACAGATTCCAACCTGGGGTGAAGTTCCGCTGCGAACCCTCAGCGAGGCCCCGTCTTCGGCGGGGCCGGCAGTTGTCAGCGGACGCCAGCTCGCATCAAGGCCACCGAGCCTTCTCATCACAGCATCGCGGTGAGGAACGCTGCGACACCGAGCCATCCCCAGTGCCAGGACTGGTCTAGCGCGTACGCCCCGGTGCCGAGCGTCGGCTGGTCGAGCGGCACGGTCTCGGAGACGAGCGACAGGGTGTGTCCGCCGCCGGGCAGCTCACCCCGCTCAACACGGTCGACCACGACCATGTGCTGGCGGGGTTCGCCGAGCTCGTAGAACTCGGTCTTGCCCAGCAACCCGGCGAGCCGGGCCAGCGTGAAGCGCCTGTCCGCCCAGTAGTGCGTCACCGCGGACACCAGCTGGCCGGCGACGAAGCCCAGCCAGGTGATGTCGAGTTGGAACGCACCCCACAAGGCGAACACGATCGCCGCGGTGACGGCGGTGTAGGACGCGACGTGCCGGGCGCAAGCGAGACGGCCAGCGTTGCCGGGTCGCCCCTTGGTCGCGGACTGGTGCTCGGTCTGAACCCAGTGGTCGGCGACCTGGTGCGCGACGAGCAGGCCGACAGCCACGCCCGCGAACGTGCCGATGTCAGGCACCCGACTTCCCTTCCGCCGCGGTGAGGCCGAGCATGTCGAGGAGCTCGGCGCAGTCGGCTGCGTCGTGGGCGTGGTTGCTGGCGAGCGCACGGACCGCGGCCCGCCGCTCGGCCACGCGGTGCTCATCCGACACCGGGCCGATGCGGGTGGATGCGAGTGACGAGCCGTCGTACAGGACGTCGTTCCCCATCACGCCACCGCCAGTTCGTCGCGCAGTTTGTCCACGACCGCCGACCGATAAGCGTGCACCGGGAACGGGCACGGCCCGCCCAGCAACTGCATCCCGATCCCTGCCAGCGCGAGCGCGTCCGCCGTGTCGTTCTTGATCTCGTCCAGCGCCGGCCACATCCGCGCTGCGGCGAGCATCATGTCGTCCTTGTCGGCGTTGCCCTTACCTGTCGCCCACTTCTTTGCCGACGCTGGGGGAACCACAACGACCGGGACGCCGTTCAGCATCATCCGGTCGAACACCTTGCCCCAGAGCCAGGACCGGTCGTGCGAAGACGCCGAGACTGAGCTGAACGACGGACCCTCAACAACAACGAGCGCAGCTGGGAGGGTGCGCTTCTGGATCTCGTTGGCCAGATTGAGGATCCGCACAGACCGCGCTTCCCAGGTGTCGGTCTTGCTTCCCTTGGACTGGGCTCGCTGGATGCTGGCCATGACCTCGTCGTCGTTCCAGGTGATGTGGGCGATGCCGGTGTTGGTGAGGCTGAGGTCGAGGCCGATGACAGTGGTCACGCGTTCACCTTCCGGACCTCGGCGAGGATGTTGTCCAGCTGGCCCGGCTCGATGAGCACGTCCCGCGCCCGCGCACCGTCCGCCGGGCCGACCACGCCGAGCTTCTCCAGCCGGTCGAGGATGCGGTGGGATTCCGCGAAGTTCACCTGCAGCTTGCGCTGCAGGAACGCCGCCGACCCGAACTGGGCCTGGACAACGAGTTCGGTGGCCTGGACGAGCTGTTCGTTGGTGGGCACGGGGATGTCCTCCTCGAGGAGGCCGAGGCGTTGCGCCGCGGCGACGGTGTGGGTGATGTTGTTCGTGCCGAGGACGCTGGCGGCGTCGCGGCAGCGGCGTTTCACGGTGGTCTCGCTCAGGTGCAGGACGTCGGCGGCTTGCCGGTAGGTGTGGCCGTCGGCGACGAGCCGGAGCACGGCGACCTGGCCGACGGTCAGCACCGGCTCTGGGGCGGTCATGGCGTGGCCGCCGGGGTGCTGGTGTAGAACTGGCCGCCGCCGTCGCACCACGGGTGCTTCTGGCCGGGCTGGGTCTTCGGCTTGATGCGATGTTTGGCGCGGAGCCCGGTGATGCGGTTGACGACGATGTTCTCGCGGAGGCAGTGGTTGCAGGTGACCGAGGGTGGGGTGGCGGCACGCATGGCGGCCCAGTTGATGGTCTTCACCGCGGCTCCTGCTGGACTGGAACGTGCATCCACTGTTCCGGCGGCCGGTAGCTCGGCACGTGCCCGCGCGGCCACTGCCCGAACCAGCCCCGGCACTGCCCGTTGCAGCCTCCCGGTTCCTTGCACACGTCGAGGACGTAGTGGGCGAAGTCGGGGCCGTACGCGATCGCCGCAGTGCTCTCATGCGGACACCCAGCGTGCGGGCAGATGCCCTCGACCGGCGCTGGTCCCCAGCCCTTGAACCAGCGGGTCTCCTCGGGGTGGTCGAGGTGTGCATCACCCATCGGTCTCTCCGCCTTTCGTCTCCTTCTGTGTGGAGTCGGCCAGGGTCACAAGCGCGCAGCGCGTCCACTCACCAACCCACACGCGGCGCGTCAGCAACTCCCGCGTCTGTCCCTGGGTGACCGGTTTCTTGAAGGCCGCGAGCGCAGCAGCCTGGTCGCCGCCGTAGTTCGTAGTTCCGCTTTCGCCGTAGAACGTCGTGCGGACGCCGTGCTCCTCGTACGAGAACGCCACGGGAGCGCCTATGTTGTCGTCGGTGACCCGGTCAGCCACGCTCGTCTCCTTCCTGGGGAGAGGACACGGGAAGGACCTCGGTCGGCGGGATCTTCTCGACAGGCGTGTTCGGCGGGCGGTTGCCGGGGAAGCCGTTGCCCTCGTGGCTACCCGTCCAGTAGCCGACCCGTGCACATCCGGGGCACTGTTCCTGGTGCAGCGCGAAGTAGAACCGCTTGCAGCCCGAGCACTGCCACACTGCGCGGAGGTCCGGGGGTGAGGTGTCAGCCTCACCAGAGACACCCCGGTTGATCACGTTCGGCGTGACGTGCTTCCAGTCCCGAAGTTGCTCCAGCGGGAACTCCGCCAGGTCGTCGTGGATGACGTCGCTGTCGTCCGGCCCTGCCTCGGTGGCGGCTATCGCCGGTTCACAGCGGGCGCAGGGGATCTCGGTGTGCTCGGTCTGGTCGCAGACGAACTCTCGGGTCGCTTCGCTCCGGGCGGCTGACGCCGCGTCCTCACTCAAGAGGTCAAGCAACTCCAGTACGACGTCTCCCGCGTGAGATGCCGATCCGTACGCCAACTCCTCCACCCCGGCCTGATGCGCCTTGTCGAGCGCGGCCTCAAGCAGTTCGTGGATGGGCTGATATTGCGCGTCCCAGCAGTCACCAGTGGCCTGATGGATGGGAACCACGACAGGACTGCACGAGCACGCCGGGACAACGCCGGGACGCAGCCCCATGAGCGCGAGCAGCGTCTCAGAGAGTTGGTCGGAGAACTGCGACGGCAGCAGCACGCCGTTCGCCTGCTTCGGCCAACCCATGCCACGGTGCTCGTCCGCCATGGCCTGCCACCTGTCGCGGGCCTCAGTGAGCTTTGAGATGGCGTTGGCGAGCACGACGGCCTGTCGCTCTGCTTCGGAGACCGAAGGGCGGAGACCCTCATCCAAATTCTGTTCCAACTTGGGGTTCGCTTGGATTTGGGGCACCAGCGTGTCGGCCTCGTGCCGGTCCTTCCAGTCCTCCGCCCGCTTCTTACTGGGGCTGTACTGGACGATGCCGCATGCCGAACACGTGGACTCCCACCAGTCCCTCTCGGCAGCCCTGACGAACACCTTGTGCTGGACGGGGGTCGCTTCGCTTGTGGCGCTACGCGCTCCCCACGAGGCCAGCAGATCCAGCACGGCGCGAGCACCCCAGCTGGCGATGGTCTCCCGCTGGCCGTCGAACACCTCTCGCGGGAGCTTTCGCAGCGCCGGGTTCGAGATCACGTCACGGATTGCGCTGCGCGCGTCCTCGGGGATCCCGGCGAGGCCGGCGAGCAGTGCCTGCTGCTTCTTCAGCGCGGACAACGCCTCGTCCCACTCGGCCTTCACGCGTCGGTTTTCGGCTCGCAGCAAGCCGGCATTGGCCATCGACGCGGCCGTATCGTGCAGCCGCTCGTCCACCTCCTTGTTCGCGCGGTTGCGCCACGCCTCGCGCGACCTCCGCAGCTTCGACGCCCGCCGGGCCATGCCGCGCAGACGGGCGCGTGCCTCGTCCCGCTCGGAGGTGAGCGTCTTCTCGCGCGCCCACGACTCCTTGGCCGCCTTCTCCCACTCCTCCTTGTCGTTCCACAGCGCCTGCCAGTCGGCCACTGCCTTGAACAGCCAGTCCATCCCAGGAAACAACGCGGCGGCAACGTGCGCGGTCAGCTCGTCCGGGGTGTCGACCGTCAGGTAGTACCTCGTCGGCCCGCTGCCGTAGTCCTCGCCCGCCGTGTAGTCGTCGACGACCGACGCGACCTTCTCGCGCAGCTCTTCCATCGACACCTGGGGTGCATCGGGCTTGAGATTCGTTTCCTCGCCGCCGACTGGTGTGACCCGTGTGCGGGTGCGCGGCCAGAAGCCCTTGATGTACTCGCCGACGGGCTCGTCGACGAACTCGCTGAGCCCGTCCTCCTTGACCACCACACGCTTGGTCAGCTGGTAGGTGCCGGGTGCGAGCCTGGGCAGTTCGTTCGTCGGCTCGGTCACGACTCGTCCTCGTCTTCCTCGGTGAAGTGGGGGCAGAACGACTCAGGTACCTGCCAGTGCACGACGGGACCGGTGTACGGCTCACGCCGGTCGTACGAGGCGATGCCCGCAAGCGCGACCTCGTCGGGCACGCAGAAGAAGCAGAACTCGTCGGCCGGGTGCTGCGGCAACGCGGTGGTCTCAGGCTGTTCGAGTGAGGGCAGTTCGGTGTTCGGCTCGGTCACGACGTCTCCTTAGGTGCGAACAGCAACTCGCTGAGCCGGGTGGGCAAGGTGAGGTTGAGCCAGTCCAGCGGCTGCCATCCGGTCTCGAACACGTGCTCCTCGGGCATCCACTGGAAACCGGGCTCCAGCGGCTCCTCGGTGGCGATGACGAGCCACGGCGTCGGGTCGACCGCGCGGCCGTTCGGAGCGCACAGGGCGATTTCGCGGGTGGTGGTGTTGACGCGGATCTCCTGCACGTTCAGCGCTTCGGTCACCGCGTCACCTCGGTGGTCTCGTAGTAAGCAACGATCTCCTCGTCGGTGATCCGGAACCGGATGGCGTCATCGGACGGCTCCTGTGTCTCACCGAGCCGCCCGGTCGACCGCATCTCGGAGATGAGCGCGGCGACCGCCTTGTAGACCTCGACCCAGCAGGCACCCCACGCCGGGTCGACGGGTACGACCTGCTCGACGTAGCGCACGGTGCGCTCCTGGCGGCGGACGCTGCTCACGACGGCACCGCCGTAATGCTGTAGTGCTCGAACATCCGCCCCAGCGCCGAGCACGGCGGCCTAACGACCAGGTCGTACTGACCCTCCCACTCCCCAGCCCACGAACCCGCCTGGGTTGAGCACGTCTCGCAGGCGACGCAGTCTGACTGCGCGAAGCACTCCTGCGTGTCGACGTGATCGCAGTCGTTTTCCCGGCATTCCTCGGACAGCAGCACGAGCGGCCGGTGCGCGGTCGCGTGGCCGAGGCGCTGCAGCCACACCGGATGATCGGAGTCCTGGCCGCGTTCCTCGCGGGCTGCGGTGAGGATCGCTTCGCACAGCCGCACGAACATCAGCGGATCCGGCAGGAACCGTCGCAGTGCGTCCGCTTCACCGCTGCTCGGCACGTAGCGGGCCAGCTCCAACTCGGTGGTGCCTTCGGAGATCGCGACGGCCCAGCAGCAGTAGCCGCACAGATCGGTCCGTGTCACGAGGTGCTCGTTGATGCGGTGGAAACGTCCCCAGGTCTGGGCGATGTCGACGGGCTGGTCGCACTCGGCGTGTCCTTCGCGGCCGTCGTGCCGTTTCGGGTTGACCGCGTGGATCTGCTCCCCGATCCCGATCGCGAACCCGGCGTGCACCGCGGCCAGCACGGGCTCGGCGGGTTCCCATCGGGTCGTGGTGACCGTGCGCGTCTGCGCCTGCCCGGTCATGCCGAGCGGGGCGCGCCGGCCGATGAGCCAGCCGATGTTGTCCTTCGCGAACGGGCCCGCGTAGGAGACGCTGCCGTTCGGGAAGTCCCACTTGATGCCGTATTCGATGCGCTCGGCGCCCTCGTTCTCCATGACGATCGGCTCAGACACCGGACACCTCGTACTCCAGCCAGAAGCGCACCGGCTTGCGGATCGACTTGGCGTAGGCGATCTCGGCGCGCGTGCTGTCGCCGATGTAGCCGTCGCGCGTGACGACGAGCACCTCGTCGGCGAGCCGGATCTTCGCGAAGTGCAGCTCGTCCAGGTTGGTCTTGATGTCGTCCTCGGTCACCATCGCGTGCAGCGTCACCGGCAACGGCCGCTTCATGTTCACGTGTGGCATCACGACGATGTGGCCGGAGATTGACTCCTCAACTGCGGCCAGGTGCATCTCGTCCTCGAAACGCATTGAACCGCTGATGCAGACGATGCGGGGATGTTCAGGCATGGTGTCCTCCGTGGACGGTTGCGGGATGGTCATGCGGCGGTGCCTCCGAGCACCACGGCTACGCGCTCGGCGATCCACTGCGCGACGTTCGACGAGACGGCGTTCCCGGCCTGCATCGTGATCTCGCCGTTGTTGCCCTTGACCTTGTAGGTCTTCGGGAACCGCTGTGCTGCCAGGTGTTCGTACGGCGTCAACATCCGGAACCGACAGTCCTCGATCGCAAACGCCGGTTGCATCAGCCCGTGCTGCTCGCGGGTCGCCACGGTCGAAACTGGCTGTGAGTCCGCACGGTGCGGCTTCGCTCCGCGGCGGTACGGGATGACGAGGCTGTGGTTGCCGCCGGTGGCAGTGATCGCGCCCAGCGGGTGCGTGACGGGCTTGGACTTCGAAGCGTCGTGCCCGCCGTAGTGGCGAGTGACGAACGCGTTGTCCGGCACCACCAGGCCGTGGTGGTTGCCGCCAGCGGTGACGGTGCCGAGCGGGTGGTCGATCGGGCGGGCGGTGGATCCGCCGCCGCGCAGCTCGGCCACGAACGGCGGCACGGTCAGCGCGTGGTTGCGTCCGGTGGTGAGCGGCGCGAGCGGCTCGTCGATCGACTTCGGCGTGTTGTTCGTGCGGTTCATCGTGATGAACGGCGGCACCGCGACCCCGTCACCGATCTTCGTGGTGCGGGACGGCAACGGCCGCGAGTTGACCGGGTAGGCGCGGCCGGTGTCGTCGTCGTGGTTGACCGACAACATCACCGGCGGACACACGAGACCTTCGGTGTCGCGGGTGGTGCGGGTACGCATCGGCTGATCGACGGCGGACGGCGAGTCGTTCCACGTGCCGCCCGCTGGCGCGAGGAACGGCATCCCGGCAGCGGCGTACATAGAGCACTGCGGGTTGTGCCACGGTCCCGCTGCTTCGCCACGGGGGTCGTAGGTGGCGCACTCCGAGCAGTAAGTCTCGGGAGGCGTCGCGATGCCGTCACCGGGCGTGCCGGTGCGGGCGTTGAACGCCGTGTCGTACGCGGGCCACGCGCGGACGTAGTCCGAGCCCGGCCTCTCCCACGTGTTCCCGCCTGCGGCCGCGATGACGGGTTGGGCGAACATGTCCAAGCCGACCTGGATGCGGCGCATCGTCTTGTCGGCCAGCGGCTTCGAGCGCTCGCCGATCACCTGGCCCAGGTCCGTCCAGTCGATCGCTGCGGCGGCGGGCAGGACGTACGGCTCGACGATCGCGTGACGACACGCCGTGGACGGGCACCGGTACACGTACTGCTGCCCATACTTGCCGATCTTGCGGCGGTCGGGGCGCTTCCAGGACTGCACCGACTCGACCATCTCGTCACAGGCGAAACAGAACGCAAGCGGACGCGGCGCGACATCCGGGAGCGGGATGTCCTTGCGGGTGAACACCAGATACAAGCGGTCGCGCCACTGCGGGGCGTGCGGGTTGCCGGGACCGCCGATGTGCGCGCTGGACACGCTGACGTACTGGACGTTGTAGCCGGGCCGCAGCTGGCACATGCCCTGCACCCACCAGTCGAACAGCTCCCAGTCCGACGCGACGTTGGTGACGTTCTCCACGAGGATCGCCTTGTAGCGGTGGACCTCGGTAGCGCGGATGACGTCGTGGAACGTCGCGCGGGTGCGGTCGAGCGCGGCGGGAGCGACGTAGCCGTCTTCGTTGAGCTCGGCGAGCAGATCCATCTGGCCGCGGGACTTCTTGCGCCCACCGGCGGGGCTGATCTCAGTGCAGATCGGCGAGGCCCACAGGATGTCGGTGCGCGGGAGTCGGCGCATGTCGTAGTTGGACACGTCGGCGCAGAGGTGGTCGGCTTCGGTGAAGTTTGCGGCGTGGGTCTCGATCGCCCGGTCCCAGTGGTTCGCGGCGAGTTTCAGCTCGAACCCGGCCGCAGCGAGGCCAATCGAGGATCCGCCCGCTCCACAAAAAATATCCGTAAAGGTGATGCTCACGGGTGGATCTCGCTTTCGTGGACGGTGAACCCGACCTCGCTGTCGACAAACGGTGCGCTGCGCTGGCAGTGGTCCTGCCGGTCGGCGCCGCACCAGCGGCAGCCGTTCGGCACGGGAATCGGCCCGCCAGCGTCGGTTGCCTGCTGCTCGCGGATCTCGGCGATCTCGGTGTGCAGGTCGCCGAACTCGTCGTAGAAGTGGCCCTCGTTGCGGCTGTTCCACGAGGTCGAGCAGCGGGGGCAGTTCCAGCTGTCGCCGTCGTGGTCGACTTCCTTGTTGCAGCCGAGGCAGATCGGGTACTGGTGCTCCAGCGCGGGCGGTGTGGTGAGGCCGCGCTTGATGCGGGCGCGCATGGAGCAGTTGCAGAGGTACCAGCCCTTGATGGCCTGGTATTCGCACTGGTCGTCGTGCTCGCCGCGCTCGACCTCCTCGGCGTGCGACTTGGCCGCGCGCTCCTCGAAGCGCTTCATGATGTCGTTAGGCACGGTCGGCCTCCTTGCTGTGCTTGAGGTTCTCGACGACGGCGGGCCGGTGGTGGGGCGCGAGTTCGGCGATCGGTACGAACTCGGTGCCACCGGTCGGAATCACGTGCACCTCGTAGTGGCCGGCGGGGATGTCGACGCCTTCGGTGCGGGTCACGGTGACGGGGACGAGCTGGCCGTCGCGGGTCCACAGGCAGGCGGTGCTCACGACGGATCCTCGTTCTCGGCCTCGGCGACGTGGTCGGTCTTGGTGGTGCACTGGCCCATCGCGCAGCGGACGGCGGTCTGCTGGTGGCCGAGCCACTTCTCGGCGAGGGCGAGCTGTTCCTCGTCTGTGCGCCGGTTCCAGCCGTCGACGAGCTCGCGGGCGGCCGGGAGCATGGCCGGGTCGGAGCCGATGGTGAGGCGCCGGATTTCGTCCTGCAGCGGCGTGATCGCGGCGGCCACGTCGGCGCGGTAGTGCTCGGCGGTGGTGTGCGAGCTGACGTCGGCCAGGGCCTGCCAGCTGGTGGCTCCGCCGTGCTGAGCGAACGCATCGAGGGCGGCGGCGAGCCACTGCTGGTCGAGGGGGCTGGCGTTGCGGCAGACGCAGTTGCCGAGACCGGGACAGCTCAGGCATCCCTCGCAGTGGTCGGAGTCGGGTTCGCCGCACTGCGGGGGTTCGCCGGCCATGCGGGCGTTGATGCACACCAGCGGGTCGTTCGGATCCGAGGCGGTCACGACTCGACCGCTTTCGCGTCGAACTCGGCCTGCTCTGCGGCGGCGCGGTCGCGCAGCACAGCGAGGTCGAACGGCATGGGCGCGTGCTGGCTGGTGGCCTTGGTGATGCCGAGCGGTTTCTTCATCTCCTGCACGACAACCCACACGGTCAGCTCGATTCCGTCCGCTGTGGTTCCCGTGATAGAGACCGAGGCGGCGCGCGGGTAGTCCTTGCTTCGTGACCACGGCAGGGCCGTGGCGGTCGCTTCGGTGAGGCTGTCGGCCCACTTGGTCAACTCGGTGGCGCTCAGCTCGGTGTACGTCAGCTGGAGGATGCGGTGCGCCGGGGTGTTGACGGGGCGCAGCCCTGGGTTGGCGCGGAGGTGGTTCGCGACTGCGGTCAAGAAGTCAGCGAGATCGGTTGCGGCGGTCATCGGGTTTCTCCGGGCTCGGTGTCGGTGGTGGGGTGCTGGTTGCCGTGCTGGCCGTGGAACGGGTCGGGGTCGAGTTCCTCGCGGAAGATCCGGTCCACCTTGCGGGCGGCGAGGTACAGGGAGCGGGCGGCGAGCAGGACGACGAACGCGACCAGGCCGAGCACGGCGGACGCGGTGTCGAACAGGGCGGCCAGGCCGACATAGAGGCCGACGGCGATGGCGGCGAGCACGATGAGGTAGGCGGCGGTCCGGTTCACCGTGCTGCTCCTGCCGGGGTGAGGACGTCCACAGCGGACTCGTGGAGCGGGATGTCGGGGCCGCCGGTGTAGAGGCTGGTGTGGAGGAGGTGGTTGTCGTCGGGGCCGTCTATGGCGTTCACCGTGAGTCGGGAGTTTGTGCCGTGGGGGCGGACGACGTCGTGGACGCGGGCACGGTGGTCGTTCATCGCTCACGCTCCTGCGGCAGGGCCTTGAGGAGTTGGCCGGCGTAGGCGCGTTCGATGCGGTCCCGCTCGACCTTGTTGCAGGCTGCGGTGAGCTTCCAGTCCGGCACCATCTGCGGGTTGGACTGCCGCAGGCGCTGCAGCTGGTCGCGGTCGCGGATGTCCTGATCCAACTCGACCTGGGCTCGGTTGACAGCGTCGGCAAGGAATTGGCGGGTGTGTGCTGCGCCGGCTTCGGTACGCGGCTGGCGGGTTGGGGTGCTCATGCTGCTGTTCCCTCTTGGATGGTGGCGATCGCGGTGGGGGTGTCGACGAGCGGGGGGATCGGGCGTGCTTCGACGCTGTCGCGGAAGTCGAGCAGCAACGCGGTCACCGGCTCGTCGGCCACCGGGTCAGCGGAGCCGAGTCTGTCGAGGAGTCGGTCGCTGGCGCGGACGGCAGGGGCCTCGCGGATCCGCTCAATGAAGCGGCGGATCACGCCGGGACGTTCGACCTGGCGGGTGCCGCCGTCGATGGTCATCACCCAGGCGCTGTTCGAGGTGAACCGCCATCCGTCGGCGGCGATGACGCCCTCAACGGCGCGGCGGGTGATGTCAGGCCCCCAGGAGCCGTAGAAGCGGCGGCGGCTGGTGACGACGCAGGACTTGTTGGCCAGGTCCACGTGAACGGTCGCGCGCTTCACTGGGTGCCCCCAAGGATCCGAAGCAGGTCGCTCTTGAACGTGTTGATCCGGTTGGCTCCGGAGGTGGGGTCGAGGCTGTTGGCCATGCGCTCGATGTCGTCGCGGCGGCGGCAGTGGCGGGCGAGCATGTCGGCCTGCTTGCCGCACTTGGCCTTCAGGTCGTTGATGTCGCCGTACAGCTCGTCGATGTGGGCGAGCAGCGCGGGCACGGTGGCGGCCATGCGGTCGGTCTTCTCGGGAGACGGCGAGATCGGGTGCTTGGCCTCGTAGTCCTGGCGGATGCCGAGGACCTGAAGCTGGCGGGCGGTCAACTTGTCGGGGTCGGCCTGCGCGAGGCGGTTGATGTTCGGGAAGTCGCTCACTGCGCACCGCCCAACTCGGCGATGCGGGCCTGCACCAGGGTGGCGGCCCATGCCAAGCCAGCGGCGAGACCCGCCTCGCGGCTGTCGTCGGTGAAGTTCTCCGCAGGGGAGTCCTTCAGGGCCTGTTCCAGGGTCGTGAGCAGTCGCTTCAGCTCGGCCGCCGCGAGAATGGGCGTTGCGCTCGTGATGGCGACGTCCAGGGGCGCACCCTGGTCCTTCAGTTCCTCGGCGGTCTCCAGCGCCTTGTCCAGCACGTCGAATTCGATGCGGCGGCCATCGTCGGTGTAGAGGATGTTCGTGCTCATCGGACGGTCACCATCCCGAGGGCGGCGACCTCTGCGCGGGCCTCGGCCTTCCAGGACTGGCGTTCCGTGGCGCGCTGCTGGCCGTGGCTGCGGCGCTTGTCGCACGGGCTGGTGCGGGCGGCGATGGTGCCCACGAGCTTCGCGGTGGTAGAGACGTTCATCGGTGGCTCCCGATCAGAGTCGCGGCGGGCGAACAGGTTTGGGATGGCACCGCCAGGCGCGGGAGGGGTGTGGCCTGGCGGTGCCGAGATCAGCGGGACGTGGCGCCCGGCGGGGTGGCGACCGTGAAGAACGGCGAGTACGCGGGCCTGTCCGGGCCGGCGAGGAACATCAGCGCCAGCAGCAGGGTGCTGGCGGCGAACCCGCCGATGACGGCCCAGCCGATGCGGCGGCTGGTGCTGGCGAGGATCGGCGTCGTGTCGATCCGGGTGAGTCGGTGCTTCACGGGGTACTCCCAACACGGTTGCGATGCGGTGCGGTTGGTTGGTCGACGTCGCCGGGCTCGGGGGAAGCGGGACACGAGCCCGGCGACGTCACGATCAGGCGGCGGCGAGGTCGCTGACGTAGGACTGCAGGTCCGCCACGTGGTGCGTGACGAGGTTCAGCGACGTGTCGGCCTGGTCCATGAGCGGCAGCTCGACCGTGTCGCCGAAGGGCGTGCCGTTGTCGAGGCGCAGGAAGCGGCCGGTGATGAGCACGCGGCCCGAGGCCGGCAGGGCGTGGACAGCGGAGACGAGCAGGCGCATCCGGCCGCAGTGCTCGCTGAGCACGTCGCCTTCCCGGACCTCGCCTGCCGGGATGGGGCAGGCGAGGAGGCGGTCGAGTAGGCGGAGGCGGAGCTCCTCGTGTTCGCGGCGGGCAAGCTCGTCGAGAGCGGCGGCGGCGTGAACGGGGACGCGTTCGGCGAGGCGGAGGAGCAGGTGCTCGGGGAAGCGGGTAAGGCGCATCAGGGGCTCCTCGCTGGGCGGCGGGTGGTCAGGCGGGGATGCGGGTGACGAGTGCGTCGACCTGGGCGCTGATCTCGATGAGCTGAGCGCGGGTGACGGCGGCGTCTGCGGCGACGCGGAGCCCGTCGATCTGCTGCTCCGCACGAGCGCACATGTCGTCGCTGGCCAACTCGTCGAGACGGTGGTGCAGGGCGTCGCGGTGGCGGCCGAGGTCGGTGCGGAGCGGAAAGGCCTCGCCCAGGCGGGCGTCCGCTGCGACGAGTGCTTCGGCGGTGATCGCTCCGGCAGCCTCGGTCCAGACCGCCCAGTACGTCTCGTCGGACGGGGTGCTGGAGTCGCCGGGCAGGGACTCGAACGCGCTGGTGTCGTCAAGGAATTCGACGGTGTGGCCGCGCTTCGCCCAGGCGGCGGTGAGGTGGTCGCGGATCAGGCTGTGGGCGGCGGTGTTGAGTTCGCGGCGCCAGGCGGTGACGAGGTCGCTGTCGAACATGTTGCCGAGGTCGTAGAGGGCGGGTTGGTCGGACTCGTTCCAGGCGTAGGCGGGGCAGTCGGTAACGACCAGCCGTCCGGTTTCGATGAGGATGGAACCGGACGTGTCGAGCAGCACAGTGGTGCCGTTGGCGCCAGCGGAGCGCTCCAGGATCGGTGCGGCCATCTCAGTCTCCCCTGTTCACCGGTTTCTGTAAGACAGAAACGTACGCCCAACCGTCCGGTTTCGCAAGACTTAAAACCGGACGCTTCCTCCGCTACCCTCCGAGCAGGCCCAACCCCACGACGGAGGTGACGTGACCACAAACAAGGGAGGCCGACCGCCATCCCCAGACGCCCTCGACGACTCGTACACCTTCCGCACCTACAGGCGGGTGCTGCGCCGCTTCCTCGCGCTCGCGGGCCCGTCAGTACTCACCCAGTTCATGGCCTGGTACATCGGCGACGAGCGAGCCGAACTGCCTGAACGACCCTGCCCCGTCGCAGAAGACGCAGCCTGACCGCGTAGCCTTCCCCTTGCGGTGTAGCGGTTGGCGCGAACAGCAACGGCCCCTGACGTCCTACCTGGACATCAGGGGCCGTTGTCGTGCCTGCCCGTCTATCCGCCCTCGCCAAGGGCTTCCCACAGCCGCTCAGCAGCAGCCGGATCGTCCTGTGCCCGACGGGCCAGCGCCTGCATCTCCTCGTCCGACAGCGGCTGCTCGTCGGGTTCGCCCATCACCAAACCTTTCGCACCGCACTCGTCAACGCCTTCCACAGCGATCTCGACTGCGGCTGAACCCACATCCCAGACGGTGCCGACCCGATCACCGCGTCGGCTTGCGGGGCGACCGTGATCCGCTGCGCGAACTCGGCCCGCACCTGCACGGCCTCCTCCGCCGCGACCGGAACAGCTGGCGGCGGTGGGTCCTGCGAGCCGTCGTCCAAGACCACGCGCTCAGCCTTGCCCGGCCCGATCGCCCACTGCTCGGTCCACCGTCTCCGGCATGCCCCGTCCGCGAACCGCGGTGCAAGCCCGTCGTTGTCAACGGGCGTCTCGCATCCGCAGGCACACAGGCCTGGGTCGTGTTTGGTGAAGTTGCTGTGCGGCATCAGGTTCTCCTGCCCGCGGTCTTGGCCTGCCGCCTCGGCGGCGCCGTCTCGGCCGGCTGCTCGGGCACGGCAGTCTCAGGCGCGGCGAGGGCGTCCGGCGGGGCATCGGCGATCTCGGTGACCTCGATGCCGTCCTTCTTCAGCTCGGCGAGCTTGGCGTGGAGCAAGCCGCGGGCGGTGCACTGCTGGACGTCGTGCTGCCGGCGGGCGGCTTCGCTGAGGATCGTGCCGTCGCCGAACTGGTCGGCTTTCGCGGCGAGGCTGGTGGCCTTGGCCAGGTGCTGTTCCCAGGTCCAGTCGGTGTAGTCAGGGTGTTCGAGTGATTCGGTCAACGGATGCCCTCTTCTGCTTGTGCCACTGGCGTGCGGTTTAGGGTGGTCATGTCTGCACCTCGCGCGGTGCTAGTCCCGGCATGGGTGTCATGCAGTGCACGCAGAAGTCGTGCTCGGGCTTGTCGCACTGATTGGCGACTGGCTCGTGGCCGAAGACGTTGCAGAGCACGGCGAGTCCAGCGGTTTCGAGCCGGTCCCGCCAGTTCCACCGCCAGCCTTCCGGCGCGTCGGACATGATCAGGCGGTCGTACTGGGTGTCGGTGAGCCAGAACTTCAGGCGCTGCGCCCACTTCGGGCGGCGGATTTCAGCCACGACGCCTCCCCCGCCACACGAGCGCCAGCAGGAACGCCAGTGCGGCGGCCGGAGCGAGTACGAACTTGAAGCAGCCCCGGCCGTTCGCCCACTGCTCACCAGAGCCCATCACGCGACACGCGCCGGGAGGTACGCGGGAAACTCGACGTGCTCACGGCCATCCAGCAGCGAGCCGCCTGCCTTCGACGTGTGACCGCCGACCTGCTTGAAGAAGAACGGCACCTCTGCGCTCGTGCACTGATCTCGCAGGGACCGCGCCCAGTCGAGGTTCATCGGACGGGCCTTCGATCCGGACTCTCCACCGCAGATGATCCAAGAGATCGCTGGGCCTGCGACCCACTGCTTGCCGTTGCCGTAGATGTCTGTGTCCGGGGTGTCCAGCCAGTAGCCGCGCTGCTGGCGCTCGAACCGGCGAGGCAGGTACATGCTCAGGTCAAGTTCGCCGAGTAGCGGCTCACACGAGAGGAACCGGACCTTGGCCGGCAAGCTCGTGAGGATCGGGATGCGCTGCTGCGCAAAACGCTGGTTCTCGACCGACGTGCCGATCCACACGGTGTCTGGCCAGGCGTCGCCCCAAGGCGCCATGGCGGCGACGTTCTCGATGCGCTTGGTGAGCAACTGCCAGCGCAGCCACGGCGTCTGCTCGATCAGGTCCCACAGTCGCGCCCGTGCCTTGTCGAGTTCGGCGTTGACCTCAGGAACAGGGTGCTGCTCGAAAACGTCCGACATGGAGGCGCAGAACACCAGCGCGGGCGTGCCGTCGCGCTCGGCGTCGCGGTTCCACTTCAGCGGCTTGCGCCAGTTGTCCTCGCCCAGCATCCGGCGTGGACCGCCGCGCCGCCACAGCTCGTGGCCCCAGCGGTGCGCGAGGGTGTCGGCGTAACAGAATCTGCACGCGGGCGAGACGCGTGAGCATCCCCACCACGCGTTGAACGTGTGGTCCGTCCACTGGATCGCGGTCTCGTCAGCCACGGTCGGCCTCCTTGTCTTCGCTCGCGGGCGTGTGCTCGGCGACGAATCGTTTGATGCGCGCCTGATAGCACTCGCCTTCGCTGAAGTCCATGTGCTCCTGGCAGTAGCCGTGGTGGTCAAGCGAGCACGGGTCCGTCACGATCGCATCGTCGAGCAGATGCATGGCCTGGGCCAGGAGCCCCTGCAGGTGTTTGGTTTCCTGGTCGGCGCGCTGCCGTGCTTCGTGCGGCGTGAGGCCGTTGGGGCGTACGACGATCAGCGAGTACCGCTCCCTGGTCGGCTCGTGCACCGCGTCCCACGACAGGTAGTTGCCTGCACCCGTCTCCTGGAAGGCGGGCACGAACACAGCGAGCAGCTGCTTCGCCATGTCCTCGGCGGCCAGGGCTGCTGCGCCGCCGACGCTTGCGGTCCAACCGGTTTCGTCGCGGCTCAGTTGGGTGACGGTGGTCGGCGTCTCTGCGTCGTCTGCGTTGTCTGGTTCGGCAGGGTTCGCTTTGGGCCTCGCGACCGTGAGGATGTTTGCCGCCTGCCGCAGCACGGCAACCGCTTGACGCTCCGACTGTCCTTCCCGGGCAACGATCGTCGCCGCAGCATCTCCGCCGTTGCCGGGCACGAGCATCGCCCCGCCGAGCGCTGCGTCGAGGACGTTACCGACGGCACTGAACAGGTCGATGGACTGGCCGGACGGAATCCGCGCGATCGCGACTTCCTGTCGGGGTGCCATCAGAACGCTCCTTCTGCTACCTGGAGCACCGTGAGGCCGATCGACCTCCAGGCGCGGCAAACCCTGTCGCGGTCGTCGAAGACACACGTGACGCGGAAGCGGTCGCGAATGTGCGCGTCGAACAGTTCGAGCTTGATCAGGTCATCGCGGCGAAGATCCCCAGCGGCACGCATGAACAGGCCGGCGCGCGGGATGTCGACGTGCTCGTCGAGCCACGTCTCAGTCACGGCACGGTAGGTCTCGTCGCGGCCGGAACAGAACACGACCTCATGCCCGGTGAGGAACATCGACCGCACCGCGGTGATCACCGCGTCGTTGGGCTGGTCAAGGTGGTACCTGCTGGCGTCGAACGGGTCCCGGATGCTGTGGTGCAGGGCCACCGTCCCGTCGATGTCCACCATCACAGCCGCAGGCAGCGACAGGTTCGGCGTGTACGGGCGCCCAACAGCCCCTTCGCCCGGCGCGGGAACGGGAAGCGGGAGAACGCGGCCCGCGAGGAACTTCCGGTGCAGCGTCCGCACGACGTCCTCGCCGACCCGCGCCTGGCCGTTCCGCTCTGCGTCGCGTCGGATGCACTCGTCGAGCGGCACATCGGTGAGGTCGCGCACCGCGAAACCGGCGCCGCAACGCCAGGCCAGCTCGGCGAGGTTCCGAAGGTTGCGCTGCCGCAGGTTGGTGTCATCCACGATCACGTCCACTCCGACGCGGAGGAGACGTTCGATGGCGGCGTGCTGGGCGATAGTGACCTGGTCTTCGCAGACCGGGTCACCGAAGCGCGGCGTGCCGTGCAGCATCTGCCTGTAGCTGTCACGGTTGCAACGCACCAGCGTTCCGGGTGCCGCAGCGTCGAGCATGATGAGTGCTTCGGTGGTCTTGCCGCATCCGGGCAGGCCACGGAAGGCGGTGAGGGTGGCGGTCACGCGGTGTCCTCCGTCCGGTTCCAGAACGGCTTCTCGTGGGCGGGGTAGATCGCAGCCCACGCCTGGGCGGTGACGGGCTTGCCGTCGAGGGCGGCGAAGACGAGGCCGCGGTGCGGGTGCTGCATCAGCTCGGCGGCCGAGGTCTTGCGCGGCAGCGGTGCCAGCCGCTCGGCGGTGGCGTGCACCTCGGCGAGAAGGGCAGCGGCCGCCTCGCGCTGGGCCTCGATCGTGCGGTCGATCCAGGCGAGGAACTCCTCGGGAGCGGTCGCGCGCAGCGTGTCGACCCAGTCGGCGCCGGCGTCCACGATGGCCTGCGCGTCGACGGGGTCCAGGCGAAGGTTCTGCGCGATGCGCTTGATCGACATGTCCGGATGGGCAGCGAGCGTCGCGTGCACTGCAGCGCGGTCCCACAGTCGGCGCGCGGTGAAGCCGGTGACGACGCGATGCATGGCCACGTAGTCGGCCTGTTTGATCTTTACTCGCTGGTCGGAGGTGAGCAGGTGCACGACGAGCCCTTCGGCGTTCGGCCGCGGCTCGGCGGCCAGCGCATCAGCCAGCGAGGCGTGCGGGAAGGACTCCACCACAGGGCCGGGCCAGTCGACGCCGAGGAAGCTCGCCCCCGCGGACAAGGTCTGTCCGGTCTTGATGTCGACGAGCCCGAGCAGGATCAGGTCGTCCATGGCGCCGTAGTCGAGAACGATCCGGTTCTCCGGGTACACGATCTCGAACAGCACCGTCACGCCCGGCGGCGGCGTCCAGTCGCCGTACTGGCGCCGGAACAGCTCGGTGGCGTGCTGCGCCTGCTCACTTGCGAACGAACCACGCGTCGCGATAGCCCAGCCAGCGGGTGTCGGGTAGAGGATCCCGAGGCTTCCGTCAGCCTTGTCCGTGACCACTACCGGCTCGCTGAAGTCGAGCGTGGCCGCCTCGGTCTCGTTGTGGTTGAAGAACTTCGGGAACGGCCTGGCGATGATCTCGCTGGTGTTCGAGTCGGCGATCAGCCCGCGGCACTGCCGGGTGACCGGGGTCCAGACGCGCTCGTAGGCGGCCTTCTCGGTGTAGTTGAAGATCGTGAACGGGTAGGCGGGGTGTTGCTGTGCACGCACGTAGCCCTCGTCGATCGCGGCTTCGAGGTCGTGTACGTCGAACAGGTCGTCAAGGCGGGTGGTCATGCGGTAGCTCCAGCGGACTCGGTGTTGTGGTTGGGGCAGTAGTCGCCGTTCTCGTCGCAGCGCCAGCCCTGGGTGCGCAGGAACGCGCGGGCGGTCTCGAACCGGGCCTCCTGCGGGTCGGCCTCGCGAACGAGGTAGTCGCCGCGTTCCTCGTGGCCGCACACGTCGCAGAACACGGCGACCTGACACGGGAACCGGGCCAAGCTGTACGGCGGAACAGAAGCGGCGCCGTGGCCGAGTAGCCAGCCGAACGTCGGGATGCCGAGACGGCTCGACTTCGCCGCCGTGTCCTTCGCACCCCGGCTGCCGGGTGCGAGGAACGCGTGCGTCTCGGTGATCGGTTCGCCCAGGAACATCTCGGCGTTGCGGTACGGGCCAGCCGCCGGGCAGTACTCCTTGCCGTCGCGGCCGATCCGGCGGTGGCGTGGTCTGCACTTCGGCCGGCATGGGCCGTGCCAGTCGGCTGGATTCGGCTCGTCGACGCCGCCGAGGTCACGCCAGATCGCCGCCCCGTCCTGGTCGCCGTCCGGGCAGTCACCGTGCACGAGCACCGCATCCGGATAGCGGCAGCGCACGACCGTGAAGACCTCGCGCACCGTGGCAAAGTCGGTGTAGCCGCGGGCGAACGTGGCGAGGATGCGGGGCGTCATGACGCGTCCCGGTAGAGCTTGTTCACGCGCTCGATCAGGGCGTCCCAGCTCGCGCTACCCCACGGCGCGGTCGCGGGATTGACGCCGACCGCGGCAGCCAACTCCTGGTACCTCTGCTGCTCGCGGGATACGCAGGCGTTGATCTCGTGGACCTGGTCCAGCATCTCGTCCCACGTCACGCTGGAGTCCTTGGTGCCGAGGATCTGCATCAACCGCCAGCGTGCAGCCCAGTCGGCGTCGGTCGTGCCACGTTTGGCGCAGATCAGGTTGAGCTTGCGTGCGCGTTCGACCGCGTCCGCGAAGGACAGCTTCAGCTCTGGCTCATCACCGCCGAGCGCGCCGACGAGCGCCTGCCGCTGGAGTTCGACCGAGCGGCACACGTCGTCGAACGCCTCACGCGTCGGCCGATCCGCGTGGCCTTCGTCCTGGCACCGCTTGGCGTTCCAGCCGTTCTCGACCATCGCGTCCAGCGTGTTCAGCCGTGACTCAGCCGAAGCGTCCAGCAGCATCCGCCACATCTGCGCGGAACTGAACCTGTCCCCGCCGTGCACGGTGAACGCCGCTCCCGCTTCGTACGCGGCCACCTTGGCTCGCAACTTCTTGAGCTCGCCCAGCAGGTCGTCTTCGGTGAACGCGGCGACGAGCGGGCCGAGCTGGCGGAGCCGTTCCCGGTGCTGCTCGTCTTCCGCGAGCAGCGTCTCGAACTCGGTGTTGCGTTCGTCGCGCTGTCGGCAGAGTTCGATGACCGAGGTCTTGAACTCGTCGCGCTCGTGCTTAGTTGCTGCGGCGAGTCGCCCGGCCTCCTCCGTGACAGCCTTGAGCTGGTCGAGGTCACTCAGCACGCTGCCGTTGGGCAGATCTCCAGTGATAGCGATCAGGAGGCAGGCGACCAGTGCCCGGAGTTCGTTGGCCTCGGAGGGCTGAGCGGTCATGCGGCAGACTCCTTGATCGTTGTGGCGGCGGGCTTGTCGATCTGCCACGGCCCGTACAGGCGCATCTCCGTGCGGTGCGCGGCGCCTGCCCCGGCGAGCCATCCGTCGGCGGCGAGCGCGTCGTCGAGCGTGTCGGCCGGGCACGCGTACTGGGCGTCGTCGGGGCTGTCGCCGGCGAGGAACGCTTCGTGCTGGACGAAGCGGCGGGCGCGGGCCGCGTACGTGTTGATCTCATTGACGCGGGCTGCCCAGTGCTCGGCGAGCAGGCCGGCGAGTTCGTCGGTGGTGTCCTCGATCGCTGCGGCGGCGGCGAGGAGTTCGCGGCGCAGGTGCTTGGCGGCGAGCGGCGGCATGACGAGTGCGGTGTGGGCGGCGGCCTCGCGGATCGCGGCCACAGCCTCGACGGCGTTCATGCGTTCACCGTCGCGGGCGTGACTTGGCTGCCGTCCAGTCGGGCGTAGACCGTGCCGCCGTTGGGGAAGCGCCTGAACCACTCGACCTCGCTCACGCGGGCACCTCGGTCCACTCGGTGCAGACCGACATGCGGGTGCGCTCGAACACCGTCGAGCCGGGCCACACGTGGTCGGCGAAGTCCACGGCCGAGCCGATGTCGTCGAACGCGTCGTGCGCGTCGCCGTCGGGGTGGCGCACCTGGTACTCGGGCCACGCCCGCATCTCGTCGTTGTCGCCGAGTGCGATGTCGGCCAGCAGTGCGCGGGCTTCACGGCGCCACGCCTCCCGGTTGTGCTCCGGGGTGGTCCGCCACAACTCGCGGGCCTCGGCGACGTTGGACTGGCGGCTCGTAGCGCCGCAGACCTTCGTGCACAGCATGCGCAGTGCGATCCGGTCGACGACGCTCAGCGGCTTGTCCTCGGGCTGCGTGGTGCGCAGCGACTGCGTGGAGAGCGACAGCCGCCCCTCCCACTCGTCACGGCCGATCGGCTCGTCGAACGACTTCGCGGGCAGCTGCTTGCTGCCGCGCCATCCATCCGGGTCCATGACGGTCACGCCGTCCAGGGCGGACCACTCGGCAGGGGTGCGGAGTTCGGGGGCCGAGGCGTTCACGCGTTCACCTCGGCACGGAACGACAGGACGGGCTGGTGGTCGCCGTCCGAGCAGGATGAGCACAGGTCATGGGCTTCGAACACGGCGAGGATCGCCTTACGGGTGTCGTGGTCGAGGCGCAGCACGAAGTCTCGGGAGGTCTGCGTCCAGTCGACGTCGAGTTCACCGAGCCTGGCCGCGACGGACTGGGCGACGTCGAGGGGGTAGTCCCAGTTCTGCACGCGCAGCAAGGTTGCCTCGTGGGTGACACCCCAGCGGCCCTGCGACGGCTTCCAGGCAGCGCCGTCGAACGAGCCCGTGAGCGCCTGGGTGACGATCAGGCCAGGTGTGCGGGTGGGCACGTACGGCACGTCCTGCGTCTTGCCGTCGCGGGTGGTGATCTCGGCGGTGCTGAGGCCGGCGGGGATCGGCGGCTGCTTTTCGGTGTCGCCACCGAGCCAGGTCATCGGGTGGCCGTCGGCGATCTGCCTGGACCACTGCCAGTTCAGTTCGCCCGCAGTGTCGCCGTCTTCCATGGCCTGCTGGACCCATGCGGCGAGCCGGTCGGCTTCCTGCGGATCGCGGCGGCGTAGTGCTTCGAGGAACACCACGGCGGGGAACTTGCCGATGTAGTGGGCGATCGCGATGTGGTTGGGGTTGCCGCTGTCGTCGACCATCCGATCGAGGAGGGACTTGGCGTCGGCGAGCGCTCGGCAAATGAAGTCCTCGGCGGTCTTGATCTCGACTACGGGCTGAGACGCGCTCTCCGTCTCGGCGACGGCGGGGGGTTCCAGGGACATGCGAGAGGGTCCTTTCGTGGCGCCCCGGCGAACTGGGGCAGGCAAACGGTGGGGTTGTTGATCAGACGGCGCGCAGATACGGGGAACGCCCAGTTACCCGCTGGTACGGGCCGACCCAGAACAGGTCCAACACGCCCGTTCTGCCGCCGCGGTGCTTCGGGATGCGGAACTCGATCTGGTCGGCCGCCGTCTCGTCGTCAACGTCGCGGTGCAGCAGGATCACGATGTCGGCGTCCTGCTCGATCGCCCCCGACTCGCGCAGATCCGACAGCTGCGGGCGCTTGTCGGCGCGGCCTTCCGGCCCGCGGTTGAGCTGAGACAGGGCAACGACTGTGATGCCGAGTTCCTTCGCGAGCAGCTTCAAGCCGCGGGAGATCTCGCTGATCTCCTGCTGCCGGTTGTTGTCGCGATTACGGCCGCTGCCGCTCATCAACTGCAGGTAGTCCACGACCAGCAGCCGCAGCCCGCGGGCGGTACGTACCCGGTCACGGGCGACCGCCCGGATCGTCGCGAGCGACTGCTGCGCCGAGTCCACGATCTTCAACGGCAGCGTGCTGATCTGGTCAGCGGCGACCGCAAGGCGCTGTCGGTCATGTGCATCGAGCAGCTTCGGCTGCCGCAGACGTTCCAGCGCGACCGCAGCCTGGTCGGCAAAGATCCGCTCCATGAGCTCCGGCTCGGACATTTCCAGCGAACAGATCGTCGCGCCGAACCCGCGCTTCGCCGCCGCCACCGCAAAGTTCGTGCCGACGACCGACTTGCCGATACCGGGCCGTGCGCCGACAACGATCATCTGGCCCGGCCGGGTCCCGCCGCCGAGCAGCTCGTCGAGGTCCTGGATGCCGGTGGACAGCGGCGGCACCTTCGGCGCGTCAAGGCTGACCAGCCAGTCCTCGACGACCCGGTCGAACTCGCGGCCGTCCGTGGCGCGGCCGATGCCGGCTGCCTGCTCAAGGCTGGCTCGCGCCCGGTCGAGGACCTCGTCGACGTCCGCGCCGTTGCCGTCGTTCCCGGCGTACTGCTGCAGTTGGATGCCGGTGGTGCCGACGAGCCGGAGCTTGTGGCGGCGCAGCACGGACTCGACGTAGTGGGTGACGTTCGCGGTCACGTGCGGCGTGGCGATGAGCGTGTGCAGGTACGGGGCGCCGCCGACGCGCTGCAGGGTATTGCGAGTGGTGAGCTCGTCGGACAGCACGACCGGGTCGATCGGGCCGTTGACGCGGCTGAACACGTCGACCAGCGCCGAGAACACTTCCTGGTGTGCGGGCCGACGGAAGTGCTCAGCCTGCAGGCCGGTCTCAAGCACGTCGAGGACGGCGTTGCGCGAGAGCATCATCGCGCCGAGCACGTACTGCTCGGGGTCGATGTCGTGGGACACGGGGTTGGTGCCGTCCCACTCGGTGTCTTCTGCGGTGTGGGTCATGCGCTGCTCCTGGTGGTGCGGTACGCGGTGCGGGCCAGGTACTGGCGGACGCGCTCGGCGCGGTGGTTGCGGAAGAACTGGGCTTTCCACTGCTGGTGCGCGGGCGTGCCGTAGTCGATGCCGTCGGGCGGGGCGGGCAGGGTCACGAGTGCCTTGCCGAGGACCGCGTCGAGTTCGGCGTCGGTGGGTTCGCCGGCGGTGTGACGGTGGGCCTGTTCGAGGTAGGGCTCGTACAGCTCGCCGTTGAGCCAGCCGGACAGGTCCTTGACGAACTGCGGGCGGGCGGCCATGTCGCGGGCGTAGGCGCGGGCTGCGGCGATGAGCGCGGTGTTGCTGACGCCAGCGGTCATGAGCTTCTGCCACGCCTTGAGTGCCTGCCCCTTGTGGCCGCGGTGCTTGCCGTCGCGTCGTGCGGCGGCTTCCCAGAGCGCCATGAAGTCAGCCGGGTAGGGGTCTGGGGTCTTCTTCGGCTTGCTCTTGGGTGTGGTGGTGGGCGGTGTGAGTTCGGGCAGGAGCGTGTCGCTGGACGCGCTCGCGCGCGTTGGTTGGTTCCTGGTGGTTCCTTGGTCGGTTCTCGCGGGCTCTGCGTCCCGGACATCCGGACTTAACGCCCCGGAATCCGGATTTAAAGTCCCGGACACCGCCGCATGTCCGGATTCAACGCCCTGGATGTCCGGCCTGTGTGCCCCGGAATCGGGCGCGTGTCCGGGATTCTGCGTCCGGACATCCGGACTCTGAGTACCGGACAGCGAGTCAGTGTCCGGACGCAACGCCCCGGACGCGCGAGAGGTCTTCTTGCGCCTGCGGTCACGGTCGCGGTGATCCTGAACCTCAGCGTCGATCGCTTCCCGATCCGACACTGGACGCACCAGCTCCGTCTTCAGCGCCCACTCGGTAACCCCGTCGCCGCGCACCCCAACCGACTCGATCAACCCGCCAGCAGCGAGCCTGCCCAGCGCCCGCTGAACGGTCTTCATGTCCAGTCCAGTCGTGTACCGCAACAGCGCCAGCGACGGATGCGCCCTCGGCGGCGAGCTCGCGTCAGCGTGCTCAGCGACCGCGGTCAGCACAAACCTGGCGGTGGCGTCGAACTTGCCGGCCGCGGTGCGCAACATCGGCGCGCGGTGAAGGGCCCACTGAACGGCCTGCCAGCTCACGTCAGGTCCTCGATCTCCGCGCCATCGAGGATGGCGAGCAGCAGGACCGCGGTGTCGCGCGTGTACTCGCGGTGTCCGAGGACGGCCTTGGCGAGCTGCACTCGGTACCACAGGTCAGTGCGCGAGGGGACGCTGATGGGAGTTACCCGTGCGGCGGATATGCCGCGTTGAGGACTGTTTGAGACAATCACAGACAGCCCCTCCTTCCGTCCATGGCTAAGGAACGAGGTGGTGAGGAGTCGAGTGGGTGTTACCGGCACCCCTCGACTCCGCTCTTTTCTCATTCCGATCTTACCATTCTGGCTGGGTTTCCCCTGGTCAGAGGTTGTCCACAGGTCGCACATAAGCGCTCCGCAAATGTGGATGGAAATGTGGACAACCCCGATTCTCACGCGGTTTCGCCTCTCTCCGTGCGCATCCGCACTCGCGCACCAGCAGTAATCGAACTGACTCCGCGCGCTCGCAGTCGGCGGTACTCGATCGGGTCGGCCAGCCACGCCAGCAGAGGTGCGGGCGGAACGTCGTCGGGCACCATCGCGGCCAGCACGAGCAGCAGGGCGTGCACACCGCGCACGCCAGCCAGGTCCTGCACCGCGGCGATGGTGTTCGCGATCGTGGCGGCGTCGCGTTCCCGTACCGCCCACACGATCTGGGAGGCGTGGTCGATGACGCCGTCGGTGAGCGGGTCACCAGTGAGACTCGGCGCCGTCACGCCGCACCTGCTGTCTTCGCGACAGCGCGAACGAACGCTGCAATGCGGGTCTCGGTCATCGGCAACGGCTTGCGCTTCGGCGCCGGCCGCACCACGACGATCTTCCCGTCACGCACGTCGCTGACGACCAGCCACCAGAAGTCCATGTAGGGCATGAACTCGGCGGGCGCGGCGAACAACGGTTCCATGGTCATGCCTCGCTCCTGCTGACTGAAGGAAAGTCGGAAGGTCGACAGCGCACGCCGGGGCAGCGCGAGGTGTAGTCCGGGCCGTTGCCGAAGTGCCAGCGAATCCGGCCCTTGTCGTCCAAGGCGCAGCCGTCACGCCTGCACCACGGGCAAGTGACGCGTTCGACATGACGGGCCGGTGCCAGCGGTGTCCAGTTGGCCACCTGCGAGTCGAAGTAGCGCCTGCCATCGCTCCCACGCCAGGGGCGGCCGAACGGGACCTCCACGCGGATCGCGACGACTGTGCCGTCCGGGCTCAGCCGGACCTCGGGCGTCATGCCGCAAGCTCCCACTCGGCTTGCAGCGGGTGCTGCTTGGCCGGAACCCAACCGGTCTCGCCCGGCATCTGGTACTCCTCACGCCCGAACCGACGCACGGGCCAGTCCTCGGGGCGGATGTTCATGGGCACCAGCCATCCGTCGATGTAGGCCTGCTTGCGGGCTGCGGCTTCCACGGCTTGATGACAGCCGCCGCGCGAGGTCGCCGACCCGCACAGCAGCACCAGGTTCACCAGCGCGTGCGGGTCCGCTTTCGATCCGCCCATGCCTCGCGGGTCCCGGTGATGCCGGCTGAACGGGCCGGTGCCGATCAGCCGCCCGCACCTCTGGCACTGCGGCCAGCCGTGGTGCTGGTCGCGGTCGCGGATGGCGTCCTTGACGGCGTCGGGGATGACCGTTGAGGCACTGGCCTTGCGGGACTTCGTGGTGCCAGTGCGCTTGAGGCTGCTGTTCGAGCGGAGTTCGGTGTGGCGCTTCAGTGGCTTGCCAGGCTTCAACGGGGTGCGCTTCACGCTCCACCGCCAGTGATCACGCCGTTCAGCTCGTAGCCGTAGGCGGTGACTTCCTCGCCGCTGTCGAGCCGAACATCCCAGGTGCCTTCGTCGCGGTCGTCCAAGCCGATGACGCGGCCGAGTTCGCCGTGCCACGGGTGGCCCTCGCTGTCGATCTCCACGCGGTCGTCTGGGTCCCATGCGGACGCGGGGTAGACCCATCCCGGCTCTGGCTCGTTCATGCCCTCACTCCCCACTTCCGGGCCCGACGCAACGCCTCGTAGGTGAACCGATGCACCGGCAACGACGGCATCGGGTGCCGTTCAGCGAACGACAGGTGGAACCGCATCGACGTGTCGTACAGCGACGTGATGTCGTGCACCGGGGCCATGAAGTACGACGGCCGCCGACTGGTCAGCTCGGCCAGCCGCACGATCTGTTCCCACGTCGGGTAGAGACGTCCGGCTTCCCAGTTGTCCACGGCGGGTTCTTGGACACCGCACGCCCAGTCGACCTGCGGCCCGTGGAGGTCTGCGCCGTCGAGCGCCATGGTGATGTGCGCCGGAACGACCAAACCCATGAGCCACTTCTGTCGGGCCTGTTCGTCCTCGACCTGCTGCTGTTCCATGACACGGCGGTGGAATCCGCGTGCGCTGCGCCGCCGCCGTGCTGACTCGGTGTCGCGGCGGCCCCACTTCGGCTGGTCGGTCACGACGCAGCCTCGTTCGCGATGCGCAGCAACACGTCGGCGTGGCACGGCTGATTGGGCGAGCACCAGCAGACGAGGTCCTTGCCGCACAACTCCTCACGAGTGGCGTCCACGTCGAACCGGGTCTTCCAGTCCAGCGGCCACCCACCGCCACGCACGTACGCCTCGAAGCACAGCACCGACTGCTCGGGCGTCATGGCGTAGACGTGGCACGGGATGATCCGGCCGTCCGGGTGGTAGTACGGGTGCAATGCTCCTGCCGCGCTGATCCGCCCCTCGTACTCCCACGGCTTGTCCGGGTAAGTGACGGTGGGGATTCGGACCAGCCCGGACGGCGAGCCGATGGCGAAGGGGTTGCCCCACTTCGTTGGGCGCCCGACGTACACGGCGCCCACAGGCATCCGCCAGCCCTTGGTGCGCTTGCGCTGGATCCGCTGCGGCGTCACGTCAGGCTCCCTTCGAAGTGCAGGAGGTCCATTGCGGCCAGCGCGTCCCGTGCCGCGTTCAGCCCGTCAGGGTCGAACAGGCCCGCCACGTCGACGGCCAACCGCGAGAGGGCGTCGAGATCCCGCAGGTCGTCATCGATCCGGGCGGCGGTGACGAGATGGAAGGCGCGGCGCAACGCCATCCGCAGCGCCGCGTCGTGGGCGCGTGCACCGCTGGCGAGCAGCGCCCGCACTGCCGGATCACCGGCCTGGCACGGGCACTCCAGGCAGCACGGGCAGTCCGGGGTGGGGCGGTGGCCACCGCAGCACACGGTGACCACCCGTCCTGTGTCCGGAACGGCAGGAAGGCCATTCACGACTGCCCCTGCTTCCACGCCGCTTCGCGAGCGCAGTACGTGCACGACTCCTCGGGGTCGGTGTGCAGCTTGTCGTGCGCCTCACCTGCGGTGTCGCCCTGGCAGGTCTCGCACTCCGACGACCAGGCCTGGCCGAGGCCGTGCCCATTGGCGTGCGTCGCCTCGACGACCTCGCCGTCCACGGTGGAATCGGGGTCGGGTCGTTCGCCGTGCAGCATGGCGTCCGGGTTCGGCGTGAGATCCACGCGCACGGTGCCGTCCGCAGCGATCGCAGCCGCGAGCTCGGTGGACTTCGGCATCCACTTTGCGAGCTTCAGAAACGCGGTCTTCATGGCCATGGCGTCGAAGTCGTCGCGCCACGGTCCGGTGAAGTAGGTCTCGCCGCTCTGCTTGTCGGTGCCCTTGGCCATCGCGAACTTGTCGCGGTGCTCGATCGCTTCGGTCTTCGACAGGTGCACGAAGCTGTAGCCGCCGTTGGTGTACTTGACTACCGCGTAGTAGTGGGCAGGCTCGCCGCGGGGGCCGTCGAGGAACGGCTTGTGGATGAGGGTGTCCTCGATGCCGTAGCGGACGTCGTACTCGTCGTTCTCGTGAACTACACGGGCGATGACGCTCGCAACCTGTGGCGCACGCTGGGCAAGTTCCCGGTAGCCCTGGTAGCCGAGGACGAGTTGCGCGCGGAAGCCGCCCTTCGGCCGGCCTTCACCGTTGTCGCGGTTCTTGTCCCAGAACGGCAGTAGCCACGCGTGCCCCAGCACGCCGACTCGCAGGCTGAGCTGGGCGCAGGTCATCAACCCGCCCAGCACTGAGAGCCGGTCGCAGCGCTCCAGCTTCGGCGTGGTCCGCAACGCGGTGAGTGCGTCGCGCACGAGCTGCGCAGCCTCTGCCCCCTTCGGCATGGCGGCCGAGAACTGCTCTTCCATCGCCTTGATGTACTGGCCCAGCGTCAGGTCCTCGTCGCGCGTGGCGACCTCGGTGCCGACGTTGTTCGCGCGCCCGTTGACGCGTTCCTTCAGGTTGCTGCCCATCGTGTCCTCCCCCTCAACTGGTGAAGCGCAGTTCGCGCGTGCAGAACTGGCGGTAGATGTCGGGTTCGTTCTCGGCGAGCGCGTCGAGGTCGAGCACGGTGGCCGCCTTCTGGTACTTCGCCCACATCTCCGGGCATGCCTTGCGGAACGCGGCGTGCTTGAACCGGTCGGTGTGCAGCCACGTCCAGACGGTGGTGTCGTCACACATCAGGCGCTCCGACGGGCCGAGAAGCATCCGGACTCGGTTCTTCACCGCCTCGTGCTCCTTTTCGGCCTTCTTCTCAGCTGCAGTCGCCTTCTCCCGCGCGGCAACGAGTTCGTCTCGTACGACCGCTGGAATTTCGACGGCGTCAGCGCCGGGATCGGACAGGCCGTACCGCTCCGTCAGCAGCGACGTGCACGCCTTGCCGCCGTCTACAGGGGGCTGGACGTCGGCGAGGACGTGGTTGTGCCAGAAGTCCTGTGAGATCAGCACGAGGTCGCCGATCAGGTCGTTGTCGCGCTGCACGAATCGCACGACGTTGCGCTGTCCGCCGATCAGGCACGCCACCCACCAGCCGGCCAGTCCGGTGACGGCCATGCACCACTGGGCTTGCAGCTCGGCGTGGTCGGGGATCAGGGGTTCCTGTTCGGTTCCCCACTCGTGGGCCTTCCACAGGCTGCACGTCTTGCCCTCGTAGCCGTTGCCGTCGGAGCAGATGCCGTCGGGGTTGGCGAGCATCCACGGGAAGCGGGTGGAGCGCAGCATCCCAGTCGGCCAGACGGTCACCTCGTGGACGCGAGCAAACCGATCGCGAACCACCGGCTCCAGTAGCGTGCCCATCTCCGCAGCCTCGGACTGCTCGTCGACGAGCGGCAGCTTCCCAGTCTTGTCCTCCCACAACTCGTACGCGGACACGTAGTTGCTCATCCCGACGAGCGCGGAGATGTCCGAGCCGCCGAGCCCGGATCGGCGAGCCGCGAGCCACTCGTAGCGATTCGCGTCAGGACCGAGGATCTGGATCGCGTCAGCCGGGTCGATACCGCCGGTGGCGCGTCCTTCTGCAACTGCGGTCATGCCTCAGCTCCCACCCGCTCGAAGGGAACGATCGGCCAGAACCGAGGGATCGACACGTCCTCGCCCTGCCCGCGTTTGAACGCCTCGAAGTTGGCCGCCCAGCGGGAGTGCGCTTCCCGCTGCCAGACCTGCAACTGATCGATGTCCATCCGCCCAGCGGGAGTGCGCTTCCCGAGACACCAGGCGACTCGCGCGGCGGCCATGCAGTCGCCAGCGGAGGTGTGCGCCTCGTCTTCGGTGAGCGTGACCCGGTGATGGCGCGCGACGTCGACGAGTTTCCGTGAGCCCTTGCGGCGGGAGGTGGCGCGGTCGATCACCAGCGGGTCAATCACCCGCAGCGGAACACGCGCGGCGCCGAGCGGTTCGATGCCGTGGCGGCGGCACTCACGGTCCAACAGGGTGAGGTCGTACGGGGCATTGAAAATCACCAGCGGGCGGCCCTCGTACATCGACTCCACCAGCGCGTCCCGGATCTCCACGATCGCCTTCGCGGCCGGAGTGCCGTGTGCACGGGCGTGCTCAGTGGTGATGCTGTGCACTGCGGTCGCTTCGGCGGGGATCTCCTCGCCGTCCACATCGGTCAGCCACGACCGGACGCGTGGCGTCGAGCCGACGATCGTCACGACCGAGGCGGTGACGATGCGCGCGGACTCGGTGTCCACGCCGGTGGATTCGATGTCGAACGCAGTCATGGGCTCGTCGGCCCACGTGCGCGCAGGTGGATCGGATGCAGCGGGTATGCCATCCTGGGCGTGCATAGGGTGTTGTCTCCCTAAGTTCTGTGGCGATTGGTTGGCCGTCTGCGATGCCGGGTGCGAGCCGGCGTGGTGGACGGCCTTCGTCGTGTTGGTGAAGCAGCGGTCATCCAGCCTTGGGGGGACGACGCGGCTGCCGCGCTCGAAGCGGGACGACCTGCTCGGTGGGCGCGGGGCGCGCCTGGGTACGACGGCGCGGTGCGACAGTCGCGGCCCCCGGCACCGCTTCGGGTCGCTGTTCGAAGATCTCCAGGATCTCCGCCAGGTGTTCGTCCTTGAACCGGTAGGCGCCGCCGACACGAACGAACGGGATCTCACGGCGACGTGCGCGTTCCTTCACCCACCACTCGGAGCACCCGAGCGAGCCAGCGATTTCCTTGGGTGTGCGCAGGCGGGGCAGCTCGGTCATCAGCGACCACTCCACTCGCCAGAAGGCGCGTTCGCCGTCCGGTTTGACAAAATCAAAACCGGACGATCCGCGTACGCCTGATCACCGTTTGTCGCGCAGATAGCCTCCGGGGTGTACAGCGCGTCGCTGGTCATGCCGCGAGGTCTTCCATCTGAAGCGAGGTGCGAGGCTCGATGAATAGGAAGCTGGTCTCTACCTTGAGCAGCTCGGCGAACTTCTCGGCGGTGTTGACCGCGACGTCGACCATCTTGCCGCTGGTGAAGCGGTGTGCGGTGTCAGCTGTTACCCGAGACTTCCGCGCCAGGTCATTGACGCCGTTGATGCCGCGCAGCGTCATGAGTGCCTGGATCACCGCCGGCTGGGCGTAGAGACGGAGGTACGGTCCCTTCGGTCTCATGTGGACCCTCTCGTTCACTTTTGACGGGCCCTGACCGTATGTCCGACCGTCCGATCTAGCAACCCGCAGAATCGGACGGTTATCGGATGGTTATCGGATGCCCGGCCGACCGTTCGGCCCCTCCTGAACAGGTTCAGACGGCCTAGCAGCGAAAACCCCGCGTTGGCGATGCCCGCCGATCATGGGACACTCCGAAACGCATCCACCCGCGCAGGGATGCACACACCCCACACTTCGGAGGCTGCGCCGTGGGCAAGAACCTCAGCGACTACCTCGCCACCAACGAACGCACCCAGGACATGTCGACCGCCGAGTTCGGCAGACTTGTCGGCATCTCCAAGAGCCAAGCCGCTGAGATCCTCGCCGGCCGATCCACCCCTGGGCCGCAGACGCTGCGGAAGATCGCCGCCGCGTTCCCTGACGTACCGCTCGCGACCCTGGAAGAGAGGGTGCTGCTCGACACCCCGTTCGAGTTGCAGGAGGGTGCGCAGCTGCTGAACTTGAAGCAGCGGGCGTTCATCCGGGGCGCGGTCGACCTGCTGCTGGAGTCATCCGGGAAGACTGAGCGAGTCCAGCATCTGAAGCCAGAAGAGCTGGAAGAGCTCCGGCGTCTCGCATCCGGGAATGTCGTGAGCCTGCATCCGCAGACGGAGCGAGTGAGCAAGGCCGCCTACGACCCACCCGACGACGAGTAGCTACGCGTCGTTACTTGTATGCGGCAACCCTCACCCGGAAGCACCAACGCGGGGGTTACGTCGAACGCCTAATTCGACGCCAGGTTACTCCGCAACGGTGAACCACCCCCAGAATGTTTGCCGGAGCACGTAACAGGCATCACCCGGCCGGTCGATGAGCGGCGCGTGCACCACATTCCGCCGCTCCTCCACTTGCTCGACACACTGCTCGGTCACGCGCAGGACGTCACCATCCGCCGTGGCTTCCCCGACGTTGGGCTCGCCGAAGTCGACTTCGCCGCCCGACTCATCACCCTCGGACACGGCCTGACTCTCGGCCAGACGCACGTAGCGCTCGCGCACGAACTGTTCCACCTTCTCCGCGGCCCCGCCCTGATAGGCCGAGAGCAAGAGGAAGAGGTGGCGGTGCACACAGAAGTCGCGCGGCTGCTTGTCCCCAGGCATGAGCTGCCTGCCATCCTGCATGGTGCCAACCCCACCGAGATTGCCGAACGCCTCGTAATCGATCGGCACACCGCGCGCCTCGCTCTCGATCTCGCGCGCGCGGAGGATGCGACAGGAGCCGCCTGATGGGCTACGCGGAGAAACGCACCGGCAAAGACGGCCCGTACTACCGAGCCCGATACAAGATCGCCCCTGGCAGATACGGCACCGTCACCGATCCCGCAGGCGCAACGATCAGGTACCGCACGAAACGCGACGCCGAAAAAGCAGCGAACGACGAAGAAGCCAAGGTCCGCGCCGGCACCTGGCGCGACGTCGCCACCAGCAAGACGCCGTTCATCAACTACGCGTCACGTTGGTACTCGGCACAAGACCTGGCCCTGTCGACGATGGAGAGCTACAAGTCCAGCCTCGAGGTGCACCTGCTGCCGTTCTTCGGAGAGATGGAGCTCGGCGCGATCACCGCGCTCGACATCGCCGAGTGGGAGAAGGCGGAGCGGGCGGCCGGCTACAAGCCGGGCAGCATCGGGGGCTGGCGACGCACCCTTCACCTGGTCCTCGCGGACGCCGTCGACGACGAGCTGATCCCCTCGAACCCGGCGACGAAACGCCGGGGCCGCGGCAAGCGGGCGGGCCGCACGCCCGACCGCGGTCCGGAGAAGACCATCACCGACCCGCTCGGCGCGCTGCTGCTCGCGGAGCGGACCGCACTGCTGGCCGGCCGCGACGACGAGTTCGTTGCGACGGTCCTGCTCTTCTACACCGGAATGCGGTGGGGCGAGCTCGTCGGTCTCGAGACGGAGTTCGCGCGGCTGCGGAGCCTCCGGATCGAGTGGCAGCTGTATCAGCTCAGCTCAAGCGAGTTGCACCGCTGCCCGCCCAAGGACGACTCGTACCGCACGGTCGATACTCCGGCGTGGTTGTCCAGGCTGGTGTCCGACCACATCTCCCGCACCGCGCCGAGCCCATGCCCCTGTCACGGCCGGACATACGTGTTCCAGGGCTTGGGTGCGGCGAACGGCGCGGCACATCGTCCTGGCGCGAAACTCGTCGACGTCGCGCGCCGTGCGGGAGTGTCGACCGGCACCGTGTCGAACGTGCTCAACCACCCGGAGCGGGTCGCCGACGACACACTGCAGCGCGTGCAGGACGCGATCGCCGAGCTCGGCTTCATCCGCGGCACGAGCGGCGGGGAGACGGCCGCGCACTGGCGGCGCAACGGGTTCGCCACGTGGCTGTTCCAGCCCGCGGCCACCGGCTGGTACCCGAAGAAGTCTCCGCACGACGCCCACCCCGTGCCGGTGATCGGCGAGCCGTGGCCCGGGGTGCCGGCCCGCGGACGCAACGCCGCTGGACGCGCCACCGCATCCTGGCTTCCCATCGCCAGCGGCCTCACCCCGCACGGGATGCGGCACAGCCACAAGACCCGGATGCTCGGGCTCGGCACGCCGACGAAGCTGATGGACGATCGTCTCGGGCACCTCGATGGCTCGATCCAGGGCCGCTACTCCCACGTGACCCAGGAGATGCGCGACCGACTGCTTGAGGGGCTGACCGCGGAGTGGGAGGCGTCGCTGGACGCACGGCTCGCGATGAGCCCGCGGTCGCCGGTCGGTGTGCTTGACGAGTTGCTGCGTGCACGTGCCCGCAAGGTCAGCGAGAGCGTCCGGGACGAGGTGCAGTGGGGGATTCGCGGGGTGGCCCGATAGCGGCCAAGGCCATGATCGTCTCCCCAGATTCTCCCCAGAGCCCCAGTGAGACGAATCAGGGCCGGTTTCCCGTTTCCGGAAACCGGCCCTGACCTGCTGTTTCGACCGTCGGGACGACAGGATTTGAACCTGCGACCCCTTGACCCCCAGCAAGGTCCCCACACCCTCGCTGACCTGCACTTCGCGAATAAGCCCTGTTCAGGGCGTTGGTGTGCGTTGGTCTCACGTGGATTCGCACGGTCTTCTGGAGTGTGTCGTCTCCCCAGATTCTCCCCGCACACCCCCTCAGTACCCCGCTAGTCCGTTTGGGTGCAGCACCGAACCGGTCGCACCCACTGCTCGTTGACTCGGCAAGGACCTTCGCGACGGGCGCGGATCCGCCACGTTCCGCGCGTGTCCGCGTAAGGGAAGTGAGCCCATGCCGAACCGGGAGATTCCGTTCCGCGAGATCCTCGACTGCCGCGACACGAAAGGGAACAAGATCCAGATAGCGGCGGGATCCACACGAGACGGCAGGGTCGTACTCCTCAACCCCTCCGGACACATACCCGTGCTGAACCTCCAGCAGGCCACCGAGTTCGTGGACAAGCTGCGGCATGTCATCCAAGACGCCGCCCAACGCGACGGATAGCCGGCGGCCCCAGCGCCACGAGAGAGCACCGGGGCCGCTGCTGTGCGCCGCGAACTATGCGTCCCCGTTGGTCGACACGGCGTTGTTCTGAACGACGAGATCCCAGCGGTCGTCGTCGTCCTCGCCCTGCGCCTCGATCACCCCGTTCACCTGGTGGTCGAACGTGAAGTGCTGGAGTTCGTCGGCGTAGACCCGGCCAGGCACCGGAGCCGCGAGTTCCCGCTGGACCGTCGCGCCAGGCTTGAGGAACGTGTCGATCAGGTAGGTCATCCACTCGGCGGAGCGGTAGAACTTCTCGACGCCGTTCCACTCGATGCCGTCGCCGTGCTCGGTGGGCACCCATCCGCACCACAGTCCGGGCTGGTCTGCGGGCTGCTGGTTGTAGTCCTTGATGTCCGCGTCGCGCCCCTGGCCTGCGTAGCCGGTGCCATCAACGAAGTACGGGCCGTTGGCGCGGTGCATGCGGCGGGTGGTGCCGAACTTCGTCAGGTACGCGATCTCGTGCGGGTTCAGCGGCGGGACGACGGTGACGTGGCCGGTGAAGTCGGTGGTGTAGCCCATCGAGGTTCTCCTCAGGTGTTGTTGGCGGTCTGTGAGCGGACGACGCCCGCCCACGTTTGGTGCAGCGTCGGCCAGTTCTCGCCGGGTTCGAGCGCTTGGGCGGGCAGTCTGCCCTGCGCCACGGCGAGCCGGACGCCGACGTGCTCGTGCCCGAACTGGGCGAGCCATCCAGCGCAGGCGAGGTCGTCGTTTGTGCCGGGCTCGCCCTTGTGGCAGCCGAACAGCGGGTCACCGGGCATCGGCTGACGGCCGGTCTCCGGATCGCGCACGCTCGCGGTGAGGGCGTCCCAGCGTTCGGCGGAGAACTTCGCGTCCGGGTTGTCCGCGTTGTCCGCGCGGATCGGACAGGGCGCACACGGGAAGCGGCGGCGCGGCAGCTCGTCGGGCATTACTCAACTCCAGTCAGGCCGAGGCAAGGTCGACGATCTGCTTCATGGACAGGTCGTTGCGGAACCGGTGCCCGATCCTCGCCTCGACCGCCACGTATTCGATGGCGAGCTCGGGATTCAAGCGAGCGGCGAGCACGAGCTCCTTCTGCCCGGCCAGGACGCAGAACACACACGAGAGGCGCGGCATCCCGGCGTCGTACGCCGGGTGGTGCGGCAGACCGGAGCGGCGGATCGTGGCCCACACCTGCTCCGTGGTCCAGTCGAAGATCGGCAGCCAGCGGTCCACGGTCCGCCGGCCGTTGGTAGCTGCGACGTCTGGGCCGAACGCGGTCTTCTTTGCTCGCGCCGGGGACTCGTCGGCGCGGATACCAAGGCAGTTCAGGATGCGGATCGGCCCCACGTGGCCAGCAGTACGGTGCTCGGCGGCGAGCCGGGTCATCAGCTTGGCCACCTGACTGGTCTTCTGGTCGCTGGTGCAGTAGCGCGCCGTGCTGGACGGGAACATGCCGCGCGCCTCGATCTGGTTCAGCAGATCACCACGCTCGCGGCGTACGACCTCGAAGCGCAGTCCGTATGCGGCGGCCTGCCGCTCGGCCAGTTCGCGGGTGCCCTGCCATTCGACCCGTCCGAGGTCAGCGTGCACCGCCACGATCCGGGCCCGCTCGACGCTGGCGGCATCGGCCAGCTCGACGACGTGCGTGAGCATCGCCTGTGAGTCCTTGCCTGCGCTGGAGTTCACGAGGATCACGTCATAAGACGCGAGATCCGGCAGGGGCTTGCTCACGGGTCAGTCCTCTCGGGCGGCGTTGCGGGTGATGGCTGCGATGAACGCGGGCAGCTCCGGCAGGATGTGCGTCTCGTTGACGTCGATCGGGTACTCGTTGCGGGAGAGCGTGTCGGCGATGTCGTAGGCCAACATCTCCAGGTCGATGTCCACGGCGTCACGCTTTCAGCTCGTCGGCCGCGCGCTGCTCGCGGGCCTGGGCGGTGGCGAGGCGGCCGGCGAGTCGGTCACGCCGCTGGGTGAGCGCCGTGTACCGCTGCAGGTCGCGATCCATGCGCTCGAACCGGCGCCGGCCAGCACGGGCAGCCGCCCGGCTCCGGGCGTGGGGCGAGAGGTTCGCTGCCGCGCGGTCCGGCACGTCGTTGGCGTCGAACGTCGCCAGCTGGGCGATGACGTTCTCCAGTTCGGCGCGGATCGACTCGGCGGAGCGGTACACGCGAGGCTTCGGGACGCGCTTCGGCGCGGGTGTGGTCTCCGGCAGGACGACATGCTGCTCGTCCTCGTCGCGGACGAACCACTCCAGCAGCGGCGGGAAGCGCAGCAGCGGGCCGGACTGTTCCAGGGTGGCGACGTAAGCGGCCTGCCGGGCGAGGAGCACCAGGATGTAGTCCTCGCCGCTGATCGGTTCGGTGAGCGCCGTCGAATCGGCGGGGTCGTACGGAATCGGGGACGCGGTCACCGGGTCTCACCTCCGCCCAGGTTGTAGATCGGCTCGTCGTCGACGCCAGTCATCCATTCGGGGATCTCGCCGATCTCGTCCTCAACGGGGGCGGGGGCGAGTCGGCCGGTGCCCCTGCAGTAGCGGCAGCGGCGTTGAACCGTCCGGCGGCGGTGAGTGATGGCGGCGTGCACGGAGTCCTCGACACGCCCACGACCGCCACAGTTGCGGCACTCGGGGCATTCGGCCAGCACGTCCGCGATGACCTGTGCGCCAGTGCGGCCGTCGATGAGGTCCTCGGCCCATGCGTCGTACGCGGCCTTGACCTGCGGGTACTTGCCGTACAGGTGCTCGGTGATGAGGCCCCGCACGAGCTTCCCGGCGTCGTCCAGGTCGGGCGTCTCGTCGAGCGCGAGAAGCGCGGTGAGGTTGACCTGGTCGGATGCCTGCGCGATGTGCGCCACGAGGCGCTGACGGTCGGTGGTCTGCATGTCGACTCCAAGAACTCGTTCAGGCGGCAGCCAGGATGGTGGCTGCAACCCTGTGAAAGCACACGCGCTGGTCGGCACGCTCGGACTTGAGGCCGGCGGCGCACGTGCAGGTCTGCGGTGCGGTGAGGTAGGTGCGGGTGCCGTCGGTGGACACGGCGCGGAATACGCGACGCCCCCGGATCGGCAGGATGCCGCCGTCGGCGATCAGCTCCTGGGCCTTGGCGATCTGGGCGGGCTTGAACTCGGCGGTCCTCGCGGCGGCGGCGATCTTCGCCTTGCAGGTGCGACCAGCACCGTCCGCGATCGCCTTGGCGGCACGCAGGACACGACCGCAGCGGATGCACTTGGCGGTGGTCTGCGTGGCGGGCATCCCTGGCTCCTGTCAACTAGGTTCCGAACATGGTTGACAGTACGTGGGCGCCGTGGCACTGTCAACCATGTTCCGACCCAAGGTCCAACCACAGTTGCGAACGGAGGTGATGGCACGATGCTGCTCGTGGCACGAGACGAGATTCCCAAGCTCAGGGCGCTACGCGACGAGCTCGACGCGGCGGCGAAAGAAGCCGCCGAGATCGTCGACCCGCCGAAGAAGGCCCTCATGGAGGCCATCGTGGAGGCGTTTGCCGCCGGCGAGCCCGACTCGCGGATTGCCCGCTCGGTGGATTGGTCGCGGGAGTACGTCGGGCGGTTGCGCAAGAAGCTGGCGTCGAAGCAACGAGATGACGAGGAGGACTGACGTGGGCGACGTGCCAAGACCACTGCTTCTGCTCGACGTCGACGGCCCTCTCAACCCGTTCCGTGCGACGAAGCCCGAGGGCTACACGATGCACAAGCTCCCAACCGCTGGCAGCTCGTTCAACGTGTGGCTCAACCACGGCCACGGCGCCATGCTGCTGGCGTTCGCGGAGCGGCACAGTTTCAAGCTGGTGTGGTGCACGACGTGGGAGCACGACGCGAACAAGCACATCGGCCCGCACATTGGCCTGCCCGAGCTGCCGGTCATCGAGTTCGGGTTTACCGCCACCGAGTGGAAGTTCAACGCCGTCCTCGACTACGCCGCCGGCAGGCCGCTGGCGTGGCTGGACGACGACTTCGAGCTGTTCGACGCCGAGCAGCAGTGGTTCGAGCAGCAGCGCGGTGATGCGCCGACGCTGCTGCACCTCGTGAGCCCGAAAGTCGGGATCACGACCGAAGACCTCGACGCCGTCGCAGCCTGGGCGGCTCAACTCAAGGGAGCAGATGCCGCGTGAGCGAGCAGAACGTGGACGACGAAGAGAACGGCACGCAGGACCTGGTGCTCGACTACGACTTCACCGACTACGTCGAGGGCACAGTGTCGATCCGGCACGGCGAGGGTTCGATTACCTTGCCTGTCGGCGCCGCAAGCGCACTGCTCGAAAAGGCCGCGCGAGAGATCAGCGAGGAGCTGACCGAGCGATCGTGTCCCGGCAGGCCGGCCACCGGTTCCTCGGCTACCTCCACGGCCAGCGTCAACGCATGCTCAACGGCAACGTCCACGCCCGCGTGAACCGGCCCGAGCTCGTCGAGAAGTACGGCCATGACACGAAGTACGCCGCGCACATGGTCCGCCTCGCCGTGCAGGGCGTAGAGCTGCTGGAGACCGGGCGGATGACCCTGCCCATGTCGGAGCCGTGGCGTACCTGGATCCGGGACCTGCGGCAGGGCAAGCACACCGAGCAGGAAGCGATCGAAGCCGCTGACGAGCTGGAAGCACGGCTCAAGGTGCTCACCGAGACCGCGGACCTGCCGGCACGTCCGGACACGGCGCGGGCGAACAGGTGGCTGATCGAGACCTACCAGCGGGCTTGGGTGCACGGGAGGTGGGTGCCGTGAGTTCGACTGCTGTCGAGATGCTCGACGCCGCCCAGTGCCGGATGCGCGCGGCTGTCGCCGCTCAGGAACCGGCTGAGGTCGTGCACCCCCTGATGCTGGACGTCGCGGCCGTGTTCGACGCGCTCGGGTTCGACTCGACGAGTGTCCGCCGTACCGCAGACATGCTCGTGCCGATGTTCGGCCTGCACGCCCAGCACGAGCGGGAACGGCTGCCGTGGTGGCGGCGGCGCAAGTACCAGGCGCCGAACTACGCGGCGCGGGTCCAGGCCTACAGAGAAGGTGTGCACCGTGGATGAGACGTTGAAGGACGCGGCCGAGCACTCCGGCATCGCGGCAGCCAAGAGGTGGCTCACCGCCCTCACCGAGGCAATGGAAGCCGAGGCTGTGCCGGGTGACACGCGGCGCCGGATCGTGAACCGGGTTCTGTTCGGCGATCCGGACGGCGACGTGTTCGAGAAGGCCTCACTGGAGGTTGAGGCGAGGCTGGCCAGGATGGACCCCGCCAGGGTGCTCGGGTTCCGCCAGGACGAGTGGAGTAAGCGGGCCGAGTCGATGCGCCGTGCACTGGAAGACACCGGCCGGGGGCTGACCCGCGTCCTCGACGCTGCTGGGTTCGAGAATCTGGAAGTCCGCTGGGACGAGCACCCCGAGGAGACCGACCGTGGGTAACCAGATCGTCAAGCAGCCTGACGGCAAGTACGCGATCTTCTCCAGCATCACCGACACCATCGTGTTCTGGGACGCCACCTACGACGAGATCGTGCAGTTCTTCGTCGACCGGGCCATCGAGGACACCAAACGTTCAGTGCAGAAGGTCCTCGACCACGTCGCCGCTGACGAACCGCGCAAGGCCTACTACCAGTTCACGATGACCTGGGAGGAAGCCCTTAGGGATGACCGTGACGGCGGCGGCGAAGTGTGGAAGGAGTACAGCCGTGGATGACATCCCCATACGACCCGAGGCGGTCGCTGCCGCACGCTGGTGGGTCGACACCATCACCGCCCCGCCCAAGAACGACGAGTACGGCGATGCAGCGCTGAACGCAGGCATGGCGCGCTCACGCCTCCAGCCTGCGCCCACCACCTGGACACCCGAGCAGGTCGAGGCGTTCCGCGTTGAGCTCGAACGACGCATCGATGCCCACTGCGCCGAGACGTCGTGGCGCCCGGACGAGCCGAACTACGGCTCCGGGGTGCGGGTGATGATCTGCGACTACGGCCCAGACCCCGTGCTGAAGGACGCCGCCGAGGCAGTCGGCCTGCGGTTGCAGAACCGCGACACGCCAGCGAAGACGTTCGTGTGGGTGAACCCAGGCGAGGTCAAGGCACAGCTGGGCTACTCGGCACCGCGCGAGGTCGTGTGGAGCGAGGAGTACGGCCGTGGCTGACGACTGGATGACCGACGACCACAAGGCCGCCGCCCTGGAGGGCTTCCGGGGAAACCCGGTGGCGGTCGCGTTCGCCCTGCAGAGGGCCGAGGAAGAACGCGAGGCACGCAAGGCTCAGGCCATGGTGGCGTGGGTGCGGGAGCAGATCGCCCACAATCGGGGCATCGCAGAAGCCGCCCACGCCGACGACTACCAGTCCATCGAGGACGAGTCGGACGCGATGGAAAGGTTCCGCCGCAGGTTCAACACGGAAGCCGTGCTTGAGCAGTGCACGGCGCACGCGGCGATCATCGACCGCTACGCGGTGGCCATGGGCATACCGGAGAACAGGATCTCCAGCTTCGTGCGCGGCCAGGACGACGGCTACCGACAGGGCTGTCTCGACGCGATCCGAGACATCGCTGTGTCGATGGCAGACCGGCCCGGCTTCCGGGAGGAGTGGCGTCCATGACCGAAACCGGTCGCCTCGTTGGCGGTCCGCACGACGGCACCACGTTCCCCGTCAATGACAGGTTCTGGCACGCCCGCCCCGACCAGCTCCCTGAGCCTGCGCAACGCGTCTACGTCACCGAGGACGGACACCGCTCGTTCTGGTTCACGGCCAGCGTGACCGGTGCCGGCGTGTTCGGCCCGCCGCCACTGAGTAGGTACGACCTGGACCCGGACGACAGCGGCTGGCTCTACCAGTACGTGGGCGAGGAGCAGCATGGATGACCCGAGCCAGCACGACGAGCTGGTCCGCCAGGTCAAGGAGCGATACCGCGCCGCTGGCATCACGCCTGCCCTCCGCACTGACTGGGCCGAGGAGGACCTCGTCTACTGGCTGGAGGACGGCATCGAAGGGCAGATCCAACGTCTCGACGGCGACCGCGCCCTGGTCTGGTGGGAGGACGACGACCTCTCCTGGATCGACACCGCCGAGCTCCAGAAGCCCGATGACCTCCAGCACAGACCACCGACAAGACCGACGCGATCCGGCAGCCCACCCCATGCACCGATCTGGCCAGCCTGGACCCCAGGCAACCTCCCCGAAGGGACCGCCCGTGACCGCTCCTGACCTGGTGCGGCAGCCGCCCGCAGTCGCCAACGCCCCGCAGATCGGCATGTGCGGCGCCGGCTACTGCGACCGACCCGCCGTGGCCTACGTGTCCCGCACGGTCGGCGTCTCCCGCCGGGTCACGATCATCATCGGCCCGCGCGGCGAGTTCCTGGGCGAACAGAACCAGCCAGAGCTGCGCTGCTTCGACTGCCTACACGACGAGGTCGACACCGCACTCGCCTCCACCGGCATCCCGGTGCACGCCGCAGAACGCCCGCCGGCTGAAGCGCGGGCTGATCGTCCGGTTTCACATACGCCTTGACAGGACGCTTACGCTGAGCGAGCACTCCCGGTGCGAAGTCCAACGGCTACTTCCTTGGGTGAAACGACGCCGTCGGACGACCTGATCTCGGGAGCCCACAACTCCACACGTGCCCGGTGCGCAGGCGAGGCCTACTTCCAACTGCTAATTGGGTGGTCCGGGTTCGAATCCCGGCGGCCTTTCGGGGCTGTGGTGTAACGGCAGCACGCTATGTCGGCTTCACCGTCTTGATCTCGGGCCCGTGTGGGGCTGTAGCTCCCCTTCCGCTGAAGGGTTGAGCCCTTGTCGAAGTTCAACACCACCAAGACCCGCCCGGCCGTGTCGAGCCCGGTCACCAGCGAGTCCACCCCATCCGCCCGCACCTACGAGGGCGGCGCCGGCTACGCCCGCGACACGAAGTCCGAGCTGTTCCTGCTCGCCGTCACTCAGTTCGCCGAGGCAACGTTCTACGAGTCCGGCCAGGACCGCGACAGCCGCTACGCCCAGCTCATCCACGCCGCTGCACTCGCTGACCCGGAGTGGACGGCACGCCTGCTCAGCTGGCTCCGCAACGACGCCAACATGCGCACCGCATCCCTCGTCGGCGCCGCCGAGTACGTCAAGGCCCGCCTCGCCGCAGGAGCGGACACGGGCGTCTCCAACCGGGCCGTTATCGACTCCGTGCTGCAGCGCGCCGACGAGCCCGCCGAACTCCTCGCCTACTGGACCAGCCGCCACGGCCGCAGCATCCCGAAGCCCATCAAGCGTGGTGTCGCCGACGCCGCTCGTCGGCTCTACGACGAGCGATCCCTGATCAAGTGGGACTCCGACGCCCGCGGCTACCGCTTCGGCGACGTGCTCAACCTCGTCCACCCGGCCCCGCGCGCCGACTGGCAGGCCGACCTGTTCACCTACGCCCTCGACCGCCGCTACGACCGGCCGACGAGCGACTGGCCCACCCTGCCGATCCTGCAGCGCCGCCAGGGCCTGATGGCGACCGAGCTCGACGACCGCCGCGCGCTCTTCGAGGACCCTGCGCGCGCCGCCATCTGCCTCCGCGAGGCGGGGATGACGTGGGAATCGGTCGCCGGCTGGCTGCAGGCGCCGATGACAAAGGAGGTGTGGGAGGCGCTCGCACCGTCGATGGGTTACATGGCGCTGCTGCGCAACCTGCGCAACTTCGACGAGGCCGGCGTCTCCGACGAGGTCGCTGCCATCGTCGCGGCGAAGCTCTCCGACCCCGGCCAGGTCGCACGCTCCCGCCAGCTGCCGATGCGGTTCCTCTCCGCCTACCGCGCCGCGCCCTCCCTGCGATGGGGCCACGCCCTGGATCAGGCGCTCACCCACTCGCTGGCCAACATCCCGCAGTTGTCTGGCCGCACCCTTGTGCTCGTCGACACCTCGAGCTCCATGGACGCCGGGTTCTCGAAGGACGGCACCCTGATGCGCTGGGATGCCGCTGCGGTGTTCGGTATCGCTCTCGGTGCCCGATGCGAGTACGCCGACGTCGTGTCGTTCTCCTCCAACCAGCGCTACTGGAACGACCCGGCCGGTGCGAACACCAAGCAGTTCAAGCTCCAGGCCGGCGAGTCCCTGCTCCGCTCGGTCGACCGATGGAAGAACGGCGGCTACTTCCTCGGCGGCGGCACCGACACCGTCGGCGCCATCCAGCGCCACCTGCGCCCTGGCTTCCACGACCGGCTCGTCATCGTCACCGACGAGCAGGCGGAACGCGGCGACGTCGGCCGCACCGTGCCCGCAGACCTGCCGCTGTACACGTGGAACCTCGCTGGCTACCGCCACGGCCACAGCGCCTCAGTCCACAGCAACCGCCACACCTTCGGCGGCCTCACCGATCAGGCCTTCCGGATGATTCCCCTGCTCGAAGCCGGAAAGAACGCCGCCTGGCCGTTCTGACCCGCTAGCCTCGCCCTCGGCCGACCCATGCCCCCCGAGGTCGACCGTCCCACTGCGGCCCCGAATCAGCTGCCCCCGGTTCGGGGCCGCCGTCCGGTCTGCCTCTCGCTCAAACCGGACGCTCTCACCTACAGTCACCACAGTGGACGCATCCGCCGAGCGTCCCGCGTGGAGGTGCAGCGATGCGGGTGACGACGATCCCCGACGAGGCCGTGTGGGCTGGTGCCCGCCGCGTGGTCGTGGGCCCGCCCGATGGTGACCCGACCGGTGCGATTCGCCCTGTTGAGGCCGTGCTGGACGAGTCGCCGAGCATGGGCGTGCCGGTGTTGTCGGTGCGGTGCGCACTGGAGCAGGGCGATCTGGAACGGCTCGCGGCTGGCGAGCACTTGTGGGTGTCGTTCTACGGCGGCGGCATGCCTCCGTTCTCGGTGGATGTGCGGCCGTGACCGCGCTGACGAGGCTCCCGGCCCTGCTGGAGCGCATCGACGCGGTCGTGTCCGACGTTGCACTGTGCCGCCGCCGCTACTGCTACGCCGAGGCGTTCAGCTGGCTGCCGTACTGCGAGGCCCATCAGGAACCCGCGCCGTTCCGGTTCTTCGAGCCGTCGGGCTTCAGCTTCGGCCGGTTCGCGCTCCAGGCTGAGTTCCGGCTCGGGTACGGGATCGGCCTGGCGGGGCCTTCGTCGCTGTCGCATTTCATCCGTGTCAGCTCGGCGTGCTGAGGGGGCAGCTCTGACCGCTCGAACAAGATCGAACTATCGCATATCCGCAGGTCGCATCCGTACTGACTAGTAACAAGGAGTCGTAGTGCTCAACGTCGAGGGCCGTCACACCGCCGTACAGGAGTTCGCGGACGCGTTCGAAACCGGGCACCTCCCGCCCGGCCTGCCGAAGGACGTGATGGTCAAGTGCGCCGCCCTGGCGCAGGACCTCATCGACCTGCTGCCCGACGGCCCATGCCTCACCCGCGCGTTGCACGACCTGTGGCGGTCGAAGAACGAGGCGGTGCTGTACGCGGTGCGGCTCCAGCGCAAGGCGGACGCCTCGTGACCCCGCAGGAAGCCGCCAACCGGGCGGCAGAGGTGCTGAGCAGGGCGGAGGACATGGCCAAGCCTGGTCGTGTCGTAGACGGCTCCAGTGCGGCGATGGCGCTCGCCACTGTCGCCGACAGCTGGACGCGGCTGGCTGAAGCGCTGGCCCAGAACCCGATCATGACGTTGGGGTCGGAGGGCACGACGTGAGCGGCATCGTGCACATCGTCGGCACCGTCGTGGACGTCGGCACCCGCACCCGCCAGGTCTGCGCCTGGTGCGGCACGCTCCTGCTCGACGTCGACCGGACCCGTGGTGCCGCCGAGACCAGACATGACCCGGAGCCTCCGCACTTCCTGCCCGGCGAGCTACTGCGCGTAGACGGGAACATGTCCGTGGTCGTCGACCACAAGGACGGAGACGACCTGCCCGACAACGCGTGCGCTCTGATTGTTCCGGCCGTGTCCGCTGATCGTCGGGCGCTTGAGATCGCAGACCGCATCGCCGCCGAGGAGCCAACCGCAGGCGCGGGGCGCGTGACGCGCAGGTTCCTCGCTGCACTGCTGGACGCCGGGCTGATCACGCAGAAGGTGTCGTGATGGACGGCATCGTCATCAAAGGCGACCCGGTACCGCGCAGGCAGCGCTGGCACTTCGCCCAGTCCGTCGTGCGTGAGATCGCAGACGAGGACCCCGACACGCTCGACATCGTCGAGCAGATGCTCCGCGACCACGCCGAGGCTAAGAACGCCGAACAGGGCCTGAAGGTCGTCTCCGACACCGGCATCGAGTGGTTCGAGTCCCCGAACCGTGACCCCGAGTTCGACGAGGCCCGCCGGTTCCTTTCCGAGCGGGCGTGGACGCGCGGCGAGCCGATCGAGTTCGACTACCTGTTCTGCCGGCTGTCGGGCGAGTCCATCGCGCCGAGCGGGACCCCGCCCACCGAGGAGCCAGCCCCGTGACCCGCGCCGACTTCAAGATCTGCGCCCGCGCCGTGCTCGACAGCGGGCGGGCCGTCACCGTCGTGCCCACGTCGCCGCAGGTTCCACGTGACGAGATCAACGTGATGGACGCGACGGGCAGCGTGCAAACCGTGCGCGTGGACCGGTTGCGACACGAGGACACTGCGGCGTGGCCGTCGTCAGGCACGTGCGGTGCGTGCCAGCACAAGGCGTCCCGGACCGGAGAGCCGTGGGCCAACCAGTACCGGTGCGGGGAGGGCTGCTGCTGCACCATGCAGGGCTGCTGTCCTGGCAAGACCACGCAGGAGGCGTGATGGCCACCTGCGGCGAACTGTCCCCAAACGTCAAGAACATGCCCTGCTCGGCGCTGGACCGGCCAGGCCCGTGCCGGTGCATCAACGACTCGCGGCACGAGGACGACCACCAGTGCAGGTGCGGCGACGAGTGGCCGAGCCGCACCCAACGCGAACTCGTCGACCTGATCGAGCGCGCCACCGTTGTCGAGGTCCGGCCGGGCGACCTGCTCCTGTTCGAGGCCAGCAACACGATGACCGATGCCGAGATCGAGCACTTCGAGACGGCCATGCGCGACCACATCTCCAGTGGCATCCGGGTCGCCGTGCTGGAGCACGTCCGGTTCGCGGCCGTCATCCGGCACGAGCACGCGAAGAAGCCCCATGAGCGCAGCGACGAGGCGTTCGGCCTCGACCCCGAAGGAGGCGACACCCAGTGCAGAGTGGACTGATCCCCACCGGCGACGACCGGTGCTACGTGCTGTTCGGGCCCGACAACTGCCCCGACAGCGGCCAGTCGTGCACGTGCATCAACCCGAAGGGCCACAAGGACCGCGACCCCGGCGGCACGCACGGCTGCCACTGCGGACGCCGCTGGAACGGCACCACCGACGAGGTCGACCCGCCGGGATGGGGGCAGGTGGTCAGCCCGTGACCACGGGAGCGTCGGCCGACGACGAGATGGTGCGTCGCGTCGCAGAGGCCATGGGGCACAAAGACTCCGGTCTGGCCGACGCGTTCGGCGGCTACCTTTGTGCTTGCGAGCGAGCGTCGTGGCTTCATCTGAAGGAGTTCGGCTACCGCGGTGGCTGCACATCTGGGTGGGCTGATGCACGGGCCGCCCTAGCGGCGATTCAGCCTGGCGGCATCATCTGCATCCCCGGAACGATCACCGACGAGGACTTCGCGCGGCTCGAACATCGTTGGCGCTGGGCGGTCAAGGAGCAGGGCAACGCGCTGCGGGTCCTCAACGACGACGGCACGCACGGCAGGTGGCTCGGTCGCCGCCCGCCGTCGTGGAAGCGCGCCTACTACCGCGTCCGGAGGTGGTTGGCGTGAGCCTCACCAACGACATCATCGGCCTGCACGACGGCCGGACCTTGCTCGTCCACCCACCATCCGCGTGCGAGAACACAGCGTGCTGCGTGCACAACCCGAGCACGCACCCGCTCAACACCGCACCGCTCTCCTGGAACGCCTTCACCCGCACGATGGAACGGACGTGCCAGCACGACGCCACTCACCCTGACCCGGACGACCTCGCTTACAAGCGCAGCGCGCTCGGCGCCGACTTCGCGAGGCACTTCGAGTTCCACAACTGCTGCGGCTGGCGCTGCTGCAAGGACGTGACGCCGTGACCGCGCGCCGCAACCCCGGAGCGTCGGCCCCGGTCCCTATCGTGAAGACCGCCACGAACGAGGAGACCACCCCGCCACAACGAAGGGTGGACCTCGGCATGGACGAACTCGCGGCACGAACCACAGTGGACGCACACGCTCAGACCACGGTCACGACACCAGTTCGGCGCCTCGCTAGAGCACGGATCACCTCGACACCGGCAGGCGACGTCGCGCACGTGCAGTACACCAACCCCTATCGCACGCCCGCCGACGCCCGCCCCGATGCCGGCGCGTTCCTCAGCATCGGCCACCTCAACGACCTGCCCTGGTACCGCGCCGACCAGCCGCCCGCCCGGCACGACTGCTGGCGGCAGTCATGGCACACCGACACGGACGGGTACCTGTGGCTCGAACGCTGCCCCTGCGGGGGCTTGCGCACCTACCGCGAAGGACAACCAACCACGCTGTGGTGGGTCGCCCGCAACAGCCGCGCCACCGGCCGTGTCCTTTCCCCCTCAATCATCCGACGCGCCTGCACGTGGCTACGGCAGAAGGGCAGACCATGAGCGACCTCCCCGAACGGCCACAGCCCATCACCGACGTGTACCTGCAAATCGCAGGCCACGAAGAGTGGATCCTCATCTCCCAGTACGGCGACCGCTCCAGCATCACCGGCTGCTTCGGCCCGTTCAACGACGAACAAGCCGCGCTCGACGCCAAAGCACCCCTGCTGGAGGCGGGCATCGATGGCACCTTGTGGCAGGCGCTGCCGCTGAAGAAAGTCATCACCGAACCATGACCGGCCGCAACGCACGGCGGGATCGATGAGGCGCGGCACCCCACAGCCCGGCTGGCTGCTCGCCGGGGCACTCGCCGCCCTCTTCGCTGCGGTCGCTCTCATCGGCGTGCTGCTCGCCTGGTGGATCATGGGATGACCAGGCCAACGCTCGCCAATCAACCGACGTCAGGGAGGTGACCTAATGCAAGCCAACGGCGAACACAAGCCTCGCTGCAACGGCACGACCAGGAAGAAAAAGCCCTGCACCAACCCGCCCGTGCATGGCGCGACGGTGTGTCGCATGCACGGCGGCGCCGCCCCCCAGGTGATCGCGAAAGCACAGGAACGCATCGCCGAGCAGCAGGCACGGAAAGCACTCGGCAAGCTGGACGACGTCCTCGGCCCCGCCCAGCCAGTCACCAACCCACTCATGGCGCTCTCACTGATCGCCGGAGAAGCGCTGCGCTGGAAGGAAGTGATCGCCGAACGCGTCGCCCGCCTCCAGGAGATCCGCTACACCGACGCCAAGGGCAGCGAACAGATGCGGGCGGAGATCGCAGTGTTCGAACGCGCCCTCGACCGCTGCTCCACCGTCCTCGCGAACATCGTCCGCCTCAACATCGACGAACGCCTCGCCACCATCACCGACCGGCAAGGCCACATCCTCGCCGGAGTCATCACGTCGGTGCTCGAGCAACTCGACCTCGGCGACCAGCTCGACCGGGTCCGGGAACTGATCGCCGTCGAGCTCGAGCGGCTGGACGCCTAGACCGTGGGCGTGTTCGCAGCGGCAGCCGCAGCGCTGCGGCCACGCGCCTACGTGACCGATCCGATCGGCTGGGTGAAGGGCAAGCTGTCGCAGATCGTCTGGTCGAAGCAGCGGCAGATCCTTGAGTCCATTCGCGACAACCGCAAGACCGCGGTCCGCTCCTGCCACGGCGTCGGCAAAAGCTGGACCGCGGCACTCGCCGCCAGCTGGTGGCTCGACACCCACGAGCCCGGCACGGCATTCGTCGTGACGACGGCGCCGACGTTTCGGCAGGTTCGGGCGATCCTGTGGCGGTACATCCGCCGCGTCCACAAGGTCGGCAAGCTGCCTGGCCGGGTCAACCAGACCGAGTGGCATCTCGGCGACGAGCTCGTCGCGTTCGGTTCGAAGCCCGCGGACCACGACGAGTCCGCCTTCCAGGGCATTCACGCGCAGTTCGTGCTGGTCATCGTCGATGAGGCGTGTGGCGTGCCTGAGCAACTGTGGGTGGCGGCGGACGCGCTCACCACGAACACGGACTGTCGGATCCTCGCGATCGGCAACCCGGACAACCCCGCCTCGCACTTCCGGAAGGTGTGCGCTGGTGGTTCAGGCTGGAACGTCATCGGCATCAGCGCCTTCGACTCGCCGAACCTGACTGGCGAGGAGGTGCCCAACGAGGTCGCGCAGGCCCTGGTGTCGCGGGAATGGGTGGAGGAGAAGAAACGCGAGTGGGGCGAGGACAACCCGCTGTACCTGGCGAAGGTGCTCGGCGAGTTCGCTTCGGACCACCCGAACCAGGTGGTGCGGCAGTCCGACGTGTACGTGTGCCGGCAGCCTGCCGAGACGCCACTGGCCGACGAGGATCTCCTGCCGGTCGAGCTCGGCGTCGACGTCGGCGGCGGCGGGGACGAGACAGTGATCCGGGAACGCCGCGGACGGCTGGTCGGCCGGGAGTGGCGGGCGCTCACCGACAGGCCCGAGAAGATCGCGCCGATGGTGTTGGCCGCGATCAAGGAATCCGGCGCGACCGACGTGAAGGTCGACTCCATCGGCATCGGGTTCGGCGTCATCGGCGAGCTCCGCAACATGGCCGGCAACAAGCTGCACAGTGCGCACATCACCGCAGTGAACGTGGCGGAGAAGTCGTCGGAGCCGGACAAGTTCATCAACCTGCGCGCAGAGCTGTGGTGGCAGCTCGGCCGCGGCCTGTCTGAGCGGCATGGCTGGGACCTGTCGACGATGGACAACGCGGATGCCACGGTCGCCCAGTTGCTGGAGCCCCGGTGGGAGATCGATGCGCAGGGCCGGATCAAGGTCGAGAAGAAGGACGATGTGCGAGCGCGGCTGGGGCGCAGCCCAGACAACGCTGATGCGCTGCTGCTGGCGTTCTACCGCGGCGAACGGACACGCCTGCGGTGGATCTAGAACTGCCGCCGCCTCGACGCTTCGGTCACGGCGGCGCGGATCTTCATCTGTAACTCGGTGGCCTCGTGCATCGACAGCGGCAGCGGCTCGCCGTTCGGCGGCGGCAGGATCACGACCTCGCCGCGGTCGTTGACGGCTGCGCCGATGTTGAACTGGGTGTCGCGTCGGCGGACGGTGAGCAGGAAGCTGGCGACGTACTCGCGCACGATGTTTCCTCGGGCGTGCAGATCGGACACCACGAGCATGGCCCTGAGCTTGCGGTGGGAATGGAGACGGCGCCACAGCGGGCAGCACGGAACGGGATGCCTTTGAAGACGAAGCAGATCGGGGCTGGGTCGACGAGATGCTTCAGTCTTCGGAACACGCCTCGCCCGAGCTGCGGCGGGCCTTCTACGGCGTCCACAGCGCAGGCGCGTTGCCGACGACCAGCTGCGGTGCGAGCCGCGTGTCTGGTGCTGGCAGCGTCATGAGTCTCTCGACGACCTCGGCCAGGGTGCCGCTGTATTCCCACACGATCTCAGGGTTCGTGTGTCGGTCTGCGGGGACGCGGATCCGGATGCCGAGCGCGTCGGTCTCTTCGCGGACGCGGATGCAGTCGCGCCACCCATGCGGCCATCGTTTGAAGCCTTCGAGCGCCATGATGTTCGCGACACCCCGCAACGGCAGGAACTTCCAGCCTGCGTCGGGGAGCAGCGCGAGGCCTTTCAGGCAGGGGTAGAGCTCTATCGCTTGGGCTGAGGTGAACGTCTGGGTAGGCACGTCGGTCATGCGCGGGCCTCCGGTGGTCGTCATGTGTGCTGCGCCGGGCACTCCCACCCGACATGATCAGTGTCGGCACTCTTGACCTGCGACAACACAGCGGCAAAGGCGCAGCTCGCAGTAACCTTGGAGGGTTACCCGGCGTAAAAAGCAGAGAAGGACCCGGCGTTCATTCTGCCCAGTACCCTGCTTAGCTGTGGACTTGTTGCCGTACGCCGAGTACGCCGCCTCGCTCAACAGGAAGCGCACGAGCGCAGGTGTGCTCTACCGCGACCGCCGCGGTCGTGTGCTTCTCGTCAAGCCGACCTACAAGTCCGGCTGGGACATCCCAGGTGGAGCGGTCTCGGAGGGAGAACCACCGTGGCGCGCCGCTCGCCGCGAGGTCCAAGAAGAGATCGGATTCGACCTGCAGCTCGGCTCCCTCCTCGTCATCGACTACATCCCCACCGAGCCCCCCATGCCGGAAGGTCTCGCGTTCGTCTTTGACGGCGGCCTGATCACCGACGAGGAGGTCTCGGCCATCGAGCTGCGTGACCCGGAGATCGGCACAGTGCGTCTGAGCACCATCGACGAAACTCGTACCCTGATGAAGCCTCGGCTGGCCCGCCGGATCGAGGCCGCGCAACATGCCGCGCTCAACGGCGTTCTGACGTTCTGCGAGTCCGGGAAACCGATCATCGAACCCCGGCACAGCTGAGGGAGACCGCCCATGCAAGCGCCGCCGATCGCCGAGAACCTTGCCCGATTCCGCAAGTCCCGGACCATGTCCCAGGAGGAGCTCGCCGCCTGCTCCGGTGTTGGCGTCGACACCATCGGCAGGATCGAACGCGGTGAGCGCCGCACCACCCGGCCAGGCACCGTCGCGAAACTCGCCAGAGCACTGGACGTCTCTGCCGAAGCGCTACTGGGATTGAGACCGGCGCCCAGCACGAGCCAGGCGCCGCAGGTAGCCGAGCTGCGGCACGCCATCACCGCGACCGCCGAGATCCCTGGCCTGTCGGACTTCAACGAGGTCAACGAGGTCGCGGCACCAAGCGATATCGCAGCCACGGCACATCGAGCATGGCGCGCCTACGTCGACGGCCAGCACGCCGAACTGCTGTACGCGCTCCCGATCCTGCTTGTCGACGCTCGGCGGCTCGTGCATCACACCTCCGGTGACGACAACGCCATCGCTCACCGGCTGCTCTCCACCGCTTACCGGCTCGGCGCCGGCCTCGCGGGACGCTACGACCTCGATGACCTCGCATGGACAGCAGCGGAACGTGCGCTCACGGCGGCGCACCACTCGGATGCGGCCGAGATCGAGACGGCCATTTCGCTGCGCTACCTCGTGTGGACCCTCGTCCGCCAAGGACGGTTGGATGATGCCGAACGGGTAGCGGTGATGGCGGCCGAGAAAATCGAGCCTCGCATGCTCGACCGCGACCCCGAGCGCGCCGGGGTGTTCGGCAACCTCGTCTTCAACGCTGCCACTGCCGCGCAGCGCGCCGGCAGCGAGAGCCGCGCTGATGACCTGCTGGCGGTGGCGCAGGCTGCCGCCGTGCGGGCAGGCCGGGACACCGCGTCCGAGAGCGCGATCTTCGGCCCGCGTGTCGCCGCCTTCCAGCGGGTCGACAAGGCCGTGCGGGCTGGTGATCCCGAGACCGCCCTGCAACTGGCCATGCGGGTACCGGAATCGCAGGGCGTGGTGCCCGCGTTCTGGGAGGCCGGCCACCGGCTGCACCTGGCCGCTGCGGCGTTGCAGGTTCGGCGCGATCAGCTCGCGCTCGACTTCCTGTCCGAGGCCCGCGACCTCGCCCCGGACTGGGTACGGCAGCAGCCGCTCGGAGCGAACACGATGCGGCAGCTGGTCGACCGGGCGCCTCGTCGACGCGGCGCCGACTTTGCGCTGCTGGCGGCGCATTACGGGGTCGTTGAGACCGGACGGTGAAGTAGAGCTGGTGACGAGGACGGGATTCGAACCCGCGTCTCCTACTAGCCCCCTGCCTGACTGGCCGTCCGGACGTGCCAGCAGGCAGTACGTGGGGTGTTCAGGATTCTGGCCGCTGAACTACCTCGCCGTAACCGAGGCTAGCTGACAGCGCGCGAGTGGCCAGCCACCCACAGCACCCTGAACCGACGATTCAACGGTCACAAACCGGTCTCACCGACGAATCGCAGGCGTGTCGTCCGGTCCTGCGCTTGTTTAAACCGGACGAAGCGATCTACCTTGTGTCCATGCAGGACAGCGCCGCACACCCCACCGCTACCCAAGCGGCGCTCCCGGCATGCCAGGACTGGGACGCCCAACCCCCGCGTGGGGTGTGGGGTTGGGCGTCCTCCCCCGGCGGCCCGAATGAACCTTAAAAGGCTCAAGGGCGCACGCAGCGCCGCACTCGTTCTTGGCGGCCTCGGCTGCATCGTCGCCGGAATCTGGGTCATCGCCGCCGTCATCTTCGGCGCCATCATCGGCGCCGGCGCAGGCCTCATCGCCACCGGTTTCGCGTTCCTGCTCACCGAGCTGGTGAGCGAATGAGAAACCCACTTAGCCTCGTCTTCAACCAGGCGCCCGTCCCGCTCGCGACTCGCCGCAGCAGCGGTGGCGCGATGCTCAGCGCCGGCGGCACCGCAGGCGGCTTCGAAGCCCAGCTCCGCTCCTACACCTCGAACGGCACGGTCAACGGCATCGTCAGCCGCACCAGCACCGCCGTCTCCCAGTCCCAGTGGCACCTGTACCGCAAAGCCAAGTCCGGCAAGCCAGAAGACCGCGAGGAGATCACCAGCCACGCGGCCCTCGACCTGTGGAACAAGCCCAACCCGTTCATGCCCCAACAGGAGTTCCTCGAGGTCGTCCAGCAGCACATCGACCTGGCCGGCGAATCCCCGTGGGTGATCGCCTACGACAAGCGGGCCAAGAACCTGCCGCTTGAGCTGTGGCCCGTCCGCCCGGACCGCATGGAACCCGACCCGGATCCCGACAAGTTCCTGCTCGGCTGGAACTACCGCAGCCCCGAGAACGGCCAGCTCATCGGGTTGGGCTTGCGTGAGGTCATCCACCTCCGCACCCCCAACCCGCTCGACCCCTACCGCGGCTGCTCCCCCATCGCCACCCTGCTCACCACCCTCGGACGCACCAAAGCCGCACAGGAGTGGAACAAGAACTTCTTCGTCAACTCGGCCCGGCCCGGCGGCATCATCCAGGTCCCCAACCGGCTGAACGACGACGAGTTTGACGAGCTCCGCATGCGCTGGAACGAGCAGCACCGCGGCGTCGGCAACGCCCACAAGGTCGCGGTGCTCGAGCACGGCGAGTGGAAAGAGCTCGGCTTCAGCATCAAAGACCTTCAGGTCACCGAGCTACGCGAGTCTGACCGGGACGAGATCCTCGAGGCCTACGGCTTCCCGCGCTCCATGCTCGGCATCGACGAGTCGGCGAACAAGGCCGTGGCCGCCACCGCCGAGTACATCTTCGCCAAGTGGTTGACGGTGCCCAGGTTGCAGCGCATCCGAGGAGCCCTCAACCACGACCTCCTGCCCTTGTACGGCGAGACCGCGCGGGACCTTGAGTTCGACTTCGACAGCCCCGTACCCCAGGACGAGGCCGCCGAAAACGATGCCCGCGACTCGAAGGTCAACGCCTACAAGGTCCTGGTCGTCGACTGCGGTGTGGACCCGAAGGACGCGGCCGAGGTCGTCGGCCTGCCGGTCATGGAGATCCGTGAACGCGTCGAAGCGCCGGCCCGCGAGAAGACCACGCCCGCCGAGAAGGTGGATGACGCGCAGTGGTCGCGGATCGTCGCCAACCTCGTCCGCAATGCCGCCGAGGATGAGGCACCCGAGGTGGACCTGTCCGCCGTCGAGGAAGCCTGGACTGCTGCGCTGGTTGCACTGCTCGCGCAGTGGACGTCCGTCGTCGCCGACTGGATCACCCAGCTCCTCGCCCAGATCCGCGGTGTGTTCGAGTCCGGCACCCGCTCCGGTCTTGCTGATCTGAGCGTCTCGACGGCGACCGCGACCGGCGTGTTGCAGGACGCTCTGCTGCGGCTCGGTGAGACCTCTGCCCGTCAGGTCGTCCGCGAGGCAGCCGAGCAGGACGTCGACCTGTCCGCCGTCTACCCCTCACGGGACGACTACGCCGACGACGCCAGCCTGACCGTCGACCTGCTCGCCCGCGGACTCGAAACCTCGGCGGCCCGCGAAGCTCAGCGTCTCGCCGGACCTGAGCCGGACGTGACCGCAGTCGTTGACGGGGTACGGGAACACCTTGAGGCCCTGACTGACGCCGAGCCGCGCAGGGTGCTGGGCGGGGCGCTGCACGGCGCAACGAACGCGGCACGAGCAGCCACGCTCGCAGCCGGCCCGCTCGGCGCCATCTACGCCAGCGAAATGAACGACCACAACCGATGCAAGCCCTGCGCCGACATCGACGGCCGCTGGATCTGCAACACCGACGACCTCACCGCGCTCTACAAGCTCTACCCGCTCACCGGCTACGTCGACTGCCTCGGCGGGGTTCGCTGCCGCGGCACTTTCCACGGCGTGTGGCGACCGCAGACCGGCAAGGAGACCTCATGAAGGACCGGACGAGGGCTGCGCGCCGGATGGCGGTCGCCAAGACCGCGGCCCCGCAGAAGCGCGTCAACGCCAACAAGTGGTACCGGATCGAGAACCTCGTCGACCGGCCCTCCGCCGCGGCGATCTACATCTACGACCGCATCGGCTGCTCCTGCTGGTGGGACGACGAATGCCGGTGCCTCACCGCGAAGAACTTCGTCGACGAGATCAACGCGCTGCGGGTCGACGAGCTCCACGTGCACATCAACTCGCCGGGCGGCGAGGTCGATGACGGCATCGCGATCCACACGACGCTGCGCAATCACCGCGCCCGGAAGACGTCGTACATCGACGGGATCGCCGCGTCTGCCGCCTCGTTCATCGCGCTCGCCTCGGACGAGGTCGTGATCGCCGAAGCAGGTCAGATGATGATCCACGACGCCTCGACCATCGCGATCGGTGACGCCGCCGAACTGCGCGAGACCGCCGAACTGCTGGACCGGTACTCGAACAACATCGCCGGGATCTACTCGCGCAAGTCCGGCAGGTCCGTTGAGGAGTGCCGAGACCTGATGCGCGCGGAGACGTGGTTCACCGGCGTCGAAGCCGTTGAGGCTGGCCTCGCCGACCGCACCGACGCGGACCCTGCCGAGGAAGACGGCGACGAGGACATGCAGCAGCGCATGGCGGCCCGCCACAACCTGTCGCTGTTCGCGTTCCGCTACGCCGGCCGCGAGCTGGCCCCCGCGCCCGCGCTCACCAACCACGTGGAGCCAGGCGAACCTGCGGCGGACGTCGAACCGGAGGCCGTTGTGGACGCCCCCGAACCTGTCGAGCCCGATGTGGCCGCTGTGGTCGAGCCCGTGGAGGACACCACGGGCACCGTCGATGCCGCTGTCGTGTCCGAACCGTCCGCTCTTGAGGTTGACGAAACCGGACGGCTCGACGAGGAGACCCCGGCTGAGGCCGCCTTGACCTCAGAGCCGGCCGAGTCCGAGGCGGACGGCACGCCCGCCGATGCCCTGGCCGCCGAGCCGGACCCCGAACCCGTCGATGCCACGCCGGAACCGGACCCGGTCACGGCAACCACCGACACGGACCCGTGGGCGCAGCTCATGAGTCCCCTGCTCTCCGCCACCCCAGCGTCGTCCACCTGGGACGACGTGTTCTCCACCCTCACCAAGCCCTGAAGGGGGCGTGACGATGAAGACGAAGCTCTCTCCGGGGCGGCGTGCGCTGCTCGCATCTCGCGGCATCGACCCGAGGTGGGTCGGCCGCATCTGCAACCGGGCCACCCTCACCCCGCCGCCCGGTGTGCCGATCCCGAAGAACGCCGACGAGCTCGCCGAGATGATCGGCGACCCGTCCAAGGTCAAGGACATCGCGAAGGACGCCGCGACGCTCGCCGGGTTCGTGCAGGCCTACGCCGACGAGCAGCAGGGCGACGGCACCGACCTGCGTCGTGAGATCCAGGCGGAGACGCAGCGGACGCTCGCGAAGATGCTGCGCGACAGCGACGTCGACGACGACGGTGCGGAGAACATCAAGCGCCTCAACCTCGACCCGCAGAACCGTGCGGCCAACTCGCGGATGCTGTCGAACTACAAGCAGGCGGCGGCGCACAACCCCAAGGCACTCGGTGCCGCGCTGGACGGCAAGTTCGCGTCCAGCAACGAGTACATCCGCAACATCTGGCACCTCAACAAGCGGCCCGAGGCGCTGGCGGCACGGTCGGAGATCAGCAACGCGTTCGGCAGCGTGGTGCCGTCCGACGGTGGCTTCCTCGTCCCGGAGACGCTGAGGTCGCAGCTGCTGGAGATCGCGCTGGAGATGGCCGTTGTGCGGCCGCTGGCGACGGTCGTGCCGATGGAGTCGGCGCGCGTCCCGTTCCCGATGATCGACTCCACCACGAACTCGGGCAGCCTGTTCGGCGGCATGATCGCCTACTGGGCCGAGGAAAGCGCCGCGCTCACCGACTCGTCGGCGAAGTTCGGCAAGGTCACGCTCGACGCCCAGAAGCTCACGGGCCTGTCCGCGGTGCCGAACGAGCTGCTGCAGGACAGCCTCATCTCCTTCACGGCCCTGATCGAGCGGCTGTGGCCGCAGGCGCTGGCGTTCTTCGAGGACGCCGCCTTCATGACCGGCACCGGTGTGGGTCAGCCCCTGGGTTTCCTGGGTGCGGGCAACAACGCCGCCATCGAGGTCGCCGCCGAATCTGGCCAGGCCGCGGACACGATCCTCATCGAGAACATCGTCAAGATGTACTCGCGGATGCTGCCCGCCTCGCTGAACCGGGCGGCGTGGATCGTGTCGCCCGAGTGCATCCCGCAGCTGTACACGCTGGCACTCTCGGTCGGCACCGGCGGTGCCCCGGTGATGCTGGTCAACGCCGTAGGCGCGGGCCCGGCCACGATGCTCGGCCGCCCGATCATCGTCACCGAGAAGGCCGGTCGTCTCGGCAACCGCGGCGACATCTCGTTCGTCGACCTCGCCTACTACCTGGTCGGCGACAGGCAGGTCATGACCGCCGACTCGTCCACCGACTACCGGTTCGGCGAGGACAAGACCACGTTCCGGATCATCCAGCGTGTCGACGGCCGCCCGTGGGTGCAGAGCGCGATCACCCCGCAGAACGGCGGCTCCACCCTTTCCCCGTTCGTCGAGCTCGCGGCCCGCTGATCCAGCCAACGTCCCAGGCGGCAATCAACCCCCGCCTGGGGCCCCACCAGAACGGCATTAAACCCCCGTTCGGAGAGGCACCACCATGGAAGGACTCGGAAGGGTCTTCAACGTCGTCCCGGCGGCGAGCGGCGTGCACATCCCGCTCAAGAACGCCAGGGCCGTCAGCTTCGTCACCTTCGAGGACGACGGCTCCACGATCATCACGATCAAGGAGTCCGTCGACGGCGCGAGCGAGCAGAACCTCGCTGTCATCGACCTCATCCACAAGGCCCCCGGCGTCGGCGGCACGTGGACGAAGGTCACCCAGGCCGCGGCAGCGACCTACGACCTGGCGGACGACACCACCAACGACGCCACCGTCATCACGGTGAACGCCGAGTCGTTGTCGGACGGCTTCAACTGTGTCGAGGCGACTGTGGACGGCGGCATCTGCATCGCGGTCATCCACGACCTCACCCCCCAGCGGACCCCGGCGAACCTGCCGCGGAACGTGGTCTGAGAGGGATCTGACTCATGGCAACCATGGTTCCTGGGAAGCAGCAGCGGAATCTGCTGCTGGGCAGCGCTCCAGTCGCCTCGGCGTCGGGTGCGTTCGCGGCGGACACGCGCACGATCTTCACGGTCGCAGGCGGCGAGGTGCTGGTGACCGCCCTGTGGGGTGTGGTCACCACCGCCATCACCGTCGCGAACACGGTGGCGCTGCAGACGAATCCGACGACCGGTGACACGAAGGTGTTCGTCGAGGCCACGGACATCGGCACCAACGACACGGCGGCCGGAACGGTGGTGGGGTTCAACGACTCCATCGACGACCCGGCCACGAACGGTGCCACGGTCGAGGAGAAGATCGAGCTCGGCGGCCACGCCCTGCGCGACCTTGTCGTGACGACCGGCGACATCGAGATGGTCGTCACCGGCACCAACCCGGACGGCGCGATCACCTGGTACGCCACGTGGATCCCGCTCACTGACGGCGCGACGCTGGTGGCCGGCTAGTCATGGCGGGCTCGATCACCGTGACGACGTCGGAGGTTGCAGGCGGCGCTGGAGTGCGTGAGTACTCGATCGCCTGGACCTCCGACGCGTCCGGAGCTGTCTCGGGCAACACCGTGGCGGTCGCCGCGGGCACGATCATCGCGGTCGAGTTCGTTCCTGGTGCTGGCGGTGTGCAGCCGTCGGATCTCTACGACGTCACGTTCACCGATGCCGAGGGCGTGAACATGTTCGACGACGGCGCGGGCACAAGCGTCGGGGCGAACCTGTCGAACTCCGCTGCCAGCCACAAGGTTCCGTTCGTGGGTGGCGGCTCCGTCACCTACGTCCGGCAGTGGTTGCACGGCGGCACCTACACGCCGGTCGTGGCCGCTGCGGGCAACGCGAAGCAGGGAACGATCAACGTCTACGTGGCGCCGGGGGTTCTGTGATGGCGCTGTGGGTCTGCCGTTCATGCACCACCCGGTTCTCGGTGGGCGCTGCGGCGTGCCCGCACTGCGGATCTCTTGAGCACTACGAGGAAGGCAGCGTCATGCCGAAGATCACCGTTCACGGCGGGCCGACGAACGCCGCTGCCGACCCGCCGAAGCCCGGACCGGTCACGGTCGGGGAGGCGGAACCCGAACCCGTTGTGCTGCCCGAAGGTGCTGTCGTCGCGTCGGTCTCGGTCGACGGCGTGGACCAGGGGCCCGGCGAGGTCGGCGAAGCGCTCGGTGGCGGCTTCGAGCCGCTGCCCGAGGCCGTCGAAGGCGACACCACCAAGCACGTATCGGTGCCGGACTACGAGGCGTGGACGAAGACCCAGCTGCAGGAGGCACTCGCCGAGCGTGAGCTTCCGACATCCGGCACAAAGGCCGAACTCGTCACTCGGCTGCGAACCCACGACGAGCCATGAGCTGGGAGGAGCTGCTCGACATCGGCCGCGAAGCACGCCAGTACGCGGAAGCCGAGCAGTCCCAGCCACCCCAAGCGTGTCCGAACGACGGCGAACCACTGGAGCGAGGCCCGAACGGGATCTTGCACTGCCGGTTCGACGGCTGGACTGACCAATAGCAGCTGGGGATCCGCCGGCGGACGGATTCCCAGCCCCTTCGGGAGAGGAGGTGAACCGGGATGGCGCGACCTTGGCACTGTGCCCGTGAGGACGTGATGGTCCGCGGGGACATCAAGCTGACGGCGCGCATGGTCGCGCAGGTCGACGATGCGATCGAAGCCGCTACCCGCGATGTGGAGAAGCGTCTGCACCGCGTCTTCTATCCGAGGATTGAGACGCATCGCTTCGACTGGCCCAGCAGCCAGTACGCCACGTCGTGGCGGCTGTGGCTCGACCAGCACGAGCTGATCTCGGTCACCACCCTCACCTCCGCTGGCACTGCTATCGCAGCGTCGGACTTCTTCCTCTACCCGGACAGTGGTCCCCCGTACAACCGGGTAGAGATCGACCTCGACTCCAGTGCTGCGTTCGGCGGCGGCGACACGCATCAGCGGTCGATCGAGATCCTGGGCTTGTACGGCTACAACGACGACTCCAAGACCGCAGGCGCGCTTTCGGCGGCCATCTCGACTACGGCCACGCCCACTGTGGACGTCACGAACTCGTACGCGGTCGGCGTCGGCGACCTGATCAAGGTTGATTCCGAGCGGATGATCGTCACTGGCAAGACGATGGCCGATACCACCATCAACACCGCCGGGGCGCTCACCGCTACCGCCAACAACCAGTCCCTCCCCGTTTCAGACGGCAGTGGTTTTACCGTCGGCGAGATCCTGCTGCTGGACTCCGAACGCGTCCGCATCGACGACATCGCCGGCAACACGCTCACCGTCACCCGGCAGTGGGACGGTACGACGCTGGCCGCGCACAACACGGGCATCGACGTGTACGCACCACGCAGGCTCACCGTTGAGCGCGGCGCCGTGGGCACTACCGCAGCAACACACCTGATCTCCGCCGCCATCACGAAGTGGGCCGCGCCCGGGCCGGTTAAGCGGCTCACGATCGCCGAAGCGCAGACCACGCTCGCGCAGGAATCTGTTGCATGGGCGCGTCTCATTGGCACTGGCGAGCACGCCCGGGAGTCAGGTGCGAAGGGTCTCAAGGACGCCCGCGAGGAGTGCTACGAGAACTTCGGCCGCAAGGCGCGCATCCGGGCGGTGACCGGATGATCAAGGTGAAGGTCCAGGCCAGCGGACCACTCGCAGATGGTGAGTTCCCGGCGATCATCCACGACTACCTCGAAGACGCCACCTGGGAACTCGGCCAGCAGGCATTCGCGGACGTCCACTCCATCCTCGACGCCAGCATTCAGAACCCGACGCCGTACTACGAGACGCAGATCAGCGTGCAGCGAGGCGGTGCCGACAGCCTCGAAGGGCTCGCTTCCGACGTGACACCAGTCGTGGTGCACGACCGGGGCGTCATCTACGGCCACTGGTTGGAGGGCGACGGGAGCCGCAACGCCCCCGTCACGTCGTTCCGCGGCTACGCGGCCTTCGGCACCACTGCGAAGGCTCTGAACGTCGCCAACGGCAAAGCCCTCCCCATCGCGGAGGCCGTACTGCAGCGGTACCTGCCGCGCCTGCGAGGTGAGGGCTGATGGCTCTCGCATGGAACGGCAGCGACCCGGTTCAGGTCGCGGACACCGAGGACTACGAGGTCGGTGTCGCGTACCGCACCAACGGCGACATCACCATCTCCCACGTGCGCGTCTGGTCCGGCGCTGGCGAAGAGGACATCACCAACCGCCGTGCCCGCATCTGGACCTCGGTCGGTGGCCAGCTCGCCGTCGTTACCCTGCCGGACAACCTGACTCCCGGCTGGACACTGCACGCCCTCGACACGCCGCTCGAAGTCACCTCCGGCACGACGATCGTCGTGTCGTACATGACCGGCGGCAACTACGGCTCCTTGGCCAGCGCGCTCGACAACGACGTCCCCTCCGCCGATGGCTTGGTTACCGCGCTCTCGGCAGCAAACGCACCCGGCGGCAACAACGGCCGCTTCAACGAAACCCCCGGCAGCTTCCCCAGCCTCGGAGTCGGCACGCATCCGTTCTACGGGCCGGACTTCCAGTACACGGCGGGCATCGGCGGCAACACGGCGCCACGAATCACCGACACCTCCGCCACCGCGGGCGGCCTTGTCGCGACTGCGGCAGCCACGGTGGAGGACGACGAGTCGCTGACCGGGCTGACGCTGCGGATCGACTGGGGCGACGGGCAGAACAGCACCGTCACCTACCCCACGCTGTCGGCACAGCACACCTACGCGAGCGCGGGCACCTATCCGCTGCTGTTCCGTGCCACCGACTCCGATGGCCTGTCGGACTACGAAGCCGACTACGTCACCGTTATCGCCGCCGACGCGGCCGTGAACACGCTGGACGCGGAGGCGATGCAGCAGGCGATCGCCAGCCACGCCATGAAGCTGGGCCAGTTCGACAGCGCTGTCGGCCTGCACGAGCCGCGCATGCGGCCCACGTCGGATCTGCACGCTGCGTTGTGGCTCAACGGAATCACGCCGATCCGCGCGTCCGGCCTCAACACGGTGTCAGCACGGGTTGAGTGGCTGTTCCGCATGTACACGGGCGGCGAGCAGGAACCGCAAGACGAGGTCGACGCCAAGGTCCTCACCGCCACAGACCGGTTCATGTCCTCGCTGTGCGGCGACTTCGACCTTGACGACCACCTCACAGACGGTCTCGTCCGAATGATCGACATCTTCGGCTCGTACGGCACCGGCCTCAACGCCGCAGCTGGGTGGGCGCGCTGGTCCGACGGCATGTCCAGAGTGGTCACGATCACCATCCCTGTGATTGTCAACGACGTGTGGCAGGAGGCCTGACGTGGCAAAGAGTTCCGGCCTGGGCGACGCGTTCTACATCGGCGGCTACGACCTGTCCGGCGACACCCAGGATCTCGGCGAGGTCGCGGGCGGCTTCACGCCGTTGCTGTCGACCACGATCGAGATGAGCGCGGTCGCACGCCAGATCGGCGGCAAGCGCGACGGCCGCATGTCCTGGGCTTCGTTCTTCAACGACGCCGCCGGCCGAGCGCACCCTGTTCTGTCCGCGCTGCCCACCACGGACCGCATCGCCTCCTACTACCGGGGCACCGCGCTCGGCGGGCAGGCGTTCTGCCTGAACGGCAAGCAGATCAACTACGACGGCGCCCGCGGCGAAGACGGCGGCTTCATGCTCGCCGTGAACGCCCAAGGCAACGCCTATGGCGGCGAGTGGGGACGCACCCTCACCCTCGGCAAGCGCACCGACACGGCCGCGACGAACGGCACCGGCGTGGACTTCGCTGCAGCGTCGTCGTTCGGCTTGCAGGCGTACCTGCAGGTGTTCGCGTTCACCGGCACGGACGTGACGGTCAAGTTGCAGGAGTCCAGCGACAACGGGGGCGCTGATGCGTTCGCCGACGTGACCGGTGGCGGGTTCACGCAGATCACCTCCACGACTCCGCAAGCTCAGCGGATCGAGACCGCGCGGGACCTCGCCGTTGAGCGGTACCTGCGGGTGGTCACCACCACGAGCGCCGGGTTCACCAGCCTGACCTTCGCGGTTGTCGTGTGCCGCAACGACACCGAAACCCTCTTCTAGGAGTCCGCCATGCGCCCACTCAACCGAGTCACGCCGCGTCTCCCGGAGGCGATGGCCACCACCTACCAGATCTCGGCGCCTGCCCAGACGCACCGGGTCAAGAGGTCCTGCGCGCACGTGCGCTGCGAGCACCATGTCAAGGGCTGGACTTCGCACTGCGACCCGAACATCCACGCCGCGCAGATCCACTACATCCGCACCGAATCCGGCCGGCGGTTTGTCGAGCGCGTCACGCCCGAGGGTCTGATTGCGTTCGACTTCTATCCCGGCCAGGACTGCTTCCGCAGTCCGCACACCGTGCGCAACGAAGACGTCGCCGAGATCTATGTCGTCCGACAGGGCGACTACCGGACTCCGGCCCCGTACGCGAATCCGGTGCGGATGAGCGGCGACAACTGGCTCGAATCCTTCGCTGCCAACCAGGAGACCTTGGCGCGCCTCAGGGAGTGATGCCAGCGGTTGGTCTCGCCGAGCTCGCTCAACAACTCAGAGTAAGTCAGGAGCGGTACCCCCACTGCCCTCCGTTCATCAAGGAGGGCAGTGGGTATGGCCAAGGAGTCCGGTCTCGGATGGACGACCGCCGCGTTCGACGACAGTGGCGGCGTGGCTCGGAACATCCGCAACGACATCACGAACATCGAGTTCGCCACGCCGCGCGCAGTGCAGGACATCACCGGTCTCGACAAGTCGGCGATCGAGCGGCTGCTGTTGCTGGCTGACCTGTCGGGCACGGCGAACGGTGTCTTCAACGACGCGGCGAACACCGCGCACGACGTGTTCAAGACCGTTCCGTCCACGTCGGTCGCCCGCACCGTCACCCTCACCCACTCCGGCCAGACCCTGGCCGCCGAGTGCGTTCTCACCGACTACCCGCTGACCCGCGCCGCCACCGGCGAGCTCACGTGGGCCGTCCCGTTCGCGCTTGCGGACGGGACCGTTCCCACGTGGGCATGACCCGCTAACCGTCCAGAGGGGACAGAGATGGGATTCCGCCCGAAAGTCCATCACCTGACGTTCGAGGAGTTCGAGGACCCGGAGAACCCAGGTGACTCGCTGTTCGCGGACGTCGTCAAGCCGTCAGTTATCGAAACGATCCAGATGACCGCTGGGCGGCGGGAGGACGAGGACAGCGAAGCGTTCACGCGCCGCTGCCTCGGCTACCTCGCCCCGCGCATCAAGGCGTGGAACGTCGAGGACCTCGAGGGACAGCCGACCCCGCGCACGGTGGAGGGATTGCTCAACACCGAGGAAGAAGTGGTGGTCGCAATCCTCAAGAAGTGGCGGCAGCTCAACGAACCGGAGCCCGCCACGGCCCCTTTGGACGGCAGCTCCGAGACGACATTGACCGCTGGGCCTTCATCCGGGCACAGCGCGGCGATCTTGGAGATGGAGCACTCGATCCCAACGACCTAGCCCGGCTGCCCGAGGAGGTCGAGTACTCGCTGTGGCTGCTCGCCCAGTGCCAGCGGTTCTCGAAGCTTCCCGAGGAGATCGAGGAGTCCAGCGGGGTGCTGATGAAGCACCTCGAACACGAAACGTTGGTCGCCCAAGCGGTGGCACGGCACAGGAAGCGGGGTGAGCCCCAGTGAACAAGGTCGAACTCGTTGTCACGGGCCAAGACCGTTCCAAGGGTGCCGTGTCTGGTCCGAAGAAGGAACTCTCCGAGGTCGAAAAGGCGGCCACCAAAGCCACCGCTGCGGCGAAGACTCTGAACGAGGAACTGGCCGACGGTCTCGACAAGCGCGGCGGAATGAGCAATGCGGAGAAGGCGCTCACGAGGCTGAGTAAGGCGGCTGATGCCGCTTTCGACGACGTCAAGACCAAGATGGAGGAGGCGTTCGAGGGGGCCGGGAAGGGCGACGCCGAACATAAGATCAAGATCAGGGCTGAGCTGGACAAGGAAGCTCTCAAGGGCAGCGTGGGCGACGCTCTCGGCGGCGTCGACTTTTTCGGCGGCAAGGACGCCGTTCGCGGCGGCCTAGGAGGGAAGCTTCTCGAAGGGCTGCTCAAAGGCCCCGAGATCGTCAAGGCCGGAGCGAAGGGTGCTGTCGACTTCGTCGGCGGCCTCAGTGGTGGCCTGAAGAACCAGCATCCCGCTGTGCAAGCCGCCGTGTACGGGACGCTGGCGGTTGCGATCGCGGCGGCAGCTCCTCTTGCCGGCGGTGCGCTTGCGGGCGGCCTCGTCGCAAGCTTCGGTGCAGGCATCGGTGTGCTGGGCATCATCGCCGCAGCGCAGTCCACGAAAGTCCAAGAGTCGTACTCCCTGATGTGGACCCAGGTCGTCGCTCAAACCAGGCAGGCAGCGACGCCACTGGAGCAGACGCTCACCGACTTCGCGGGCCGCTCCATGACCACGTTCTCGAAGATGCGGCACAGCCTCGCCGAGGCATTCGTGGACCTCGCCCCCGGCCTGGATCGACTGGGTGACGGCCTGCTCAAGACCATCCAGCGGTTCGAACCAGCCCTGCGTCCGCTGGCAACCGCCACCACCGCGGTGTTCACCGATCTCGGGGACCGTCTGCCGGACATCATCGGCGGCATCGCGGACGCCATGAGCGACCTTTCGAGCGAGATCTCCGAAAGCCCTGAAGCTCTCGGTGACCTGCTTGCCGCTGGCGGCCAGGTGATCGAGTGGGGCATCGAGTTCATCGGGGTCCTGAACTCCATCTGGAACCAGTACAAGGCCGCATTCGACGTCATCTCGACGCCGCTGGAGTGGATCGGTCTCAAAGATGGCGCTGACGCGGCCAGTGACACCTCGACCGCGCTTGAGGAAGTAGCGTCCGCGTCCTACAACGCCCAGAGCCCAGCGCAAACTCTCGACCAGATCTTCGACGACATGGCCGAGTCCGCCGGCGACGTCGCGTCGCGGGGCAGCGACATCGTGAAGATCCTCGACGTGCTCGCTGGCCGTGCCCCTGGTTTCGAGGAGGCCGTGCAGGGCTTCAACGACGTCATGCGGGACATCTCTGAAACGTTCGGCAAGACCGGTGCCGCCGCTGACGGCTGGGGCAAGGCGCTGATCAACGCGGACGGAACCGTGAACACCGCAACCGAGAACGGTTCGAAGCTGCAGGACATGATGGGGGACCTGCAGAGCGAGTTCAGCAACCTCGCTGCCAGCACCCGTGACCTTGAAGCATCGGGCATGAGCCACGACGCCGCGGTCAAGCAGGTCACCGAGTCGATGGCGAGGCAGCGGGACCAGCTCATCGAGAACGCGTGGCGCATGGGGTTGACCAAGGACCAGATGCGGGCGCTGCTCGACACCTACGGCCTCAACCCCAAGAACCTGCTCACCGTTGCGACGCTCGATGATGCTGGCGCGCGGGGCCGCCTCGCGGACCTTTTGACGCCGCGGACGTTGTGGATCGAGCCGCGGCTGACGTCGACTGGTTTGGGTGCTGGCGTACCGAAGCTCAGTGGACCGGCCAAGGCGCATGCGGTCGGTGGTCCGGACGGTGGCGGCTGGATGACGGTCGGCGAGATGGGCCCCGAGCGGGTGAAGCTCCCGCCTGGCGCGCAGGTGTATCCGGCTACCCGTTCGCAGCCGTTGCTGCAGCAGCAAGGCGGTTCGTCGGGCGGCACCGGGGTGTTTCAGGTGAACCTGATGCTCGACGGAACGGTGCTCGCCAGGCTGATCGTCGATCCCATGAAGGGGGTTGTCCGCAACCGCGGCGGCGATCCGGGGGTGTTCGGCTGATGGCCCACGTCAACGACATCGTCACACGCTTGTACCTCGACGGGGTCTGGCGTGATGTGTCCACGCATGTCCGCGCCGAGGACGGCATCAGCTACCAGCGGGGTCGGCAGGGCGAGGACAACACCACTCCGCCGCAGGAGTGCTCGCTGGTGCTCGACAACAGTGCGAGCAAGGGCGACGGGGACTACACCGAACGGAACCCGCTCGGCCAGTGGTATGGGCACCTCAAAAGGTTCACGCCGGCAGAGGTCGCGATCCGCACCGTGAAGGACACGTGTACCGCGACCGCGTCCAGCAGCTGGGGTACCACCGATACGCACGCCGACGGGGCGTGGGATGTGCTGACGTGGACCAACACCGGCGGGTCCGCGGGCGACTTCAACAAGGCCGCCGGTAAGGCCACTCACCTCATCGGCGCCGCCAACTCCAACCGCTTCTCCCATCTCGCCAACCTGTCCCAGCGCGACGTGAACTTCGCGGTCACGTTCTCGCTGTCGTTCAGCAACGTGACAGGAGGCGTGGTCGGCACGGACTACCTGATGCGCGGGCAAAGCCTGGGCTCGTACTACGCGGCAAGGGTGCTGATTCAGACAGACGAATCCGTCGAGATCAACATCGTGGACGCGGCCGGCACCAGCCTCATCGGCGGCCCCGAGGTCGTCGCCGGGTTGACGCATTCCTCGTCGCAGCCCCTGCGGATGCGCATGCAGTGCGAAGGCCAGACGGTGCGGGCGAAGATCTGGAACGCCAACAGCGACGAACCGTTCGACTGGGACGTCTCCTTCACCGACGAAGGTGACAACGCCACCACCCTGGCCCTGCGTGACGCCGCCGGGTTCGTCGGTATCCGGTCGATCGTCGGCGCCGGCAACACGAACGTTCCGGTGACCCTGTCCTACGACGACATCGAGGTCTCCTCGATGATTACCACCGGCGAGGTTGCTTCGTGGCCACAGAACCGGGACGAAACCGGCAACGACCAGACCGTGCGGATCACCATCGGCGGCCCGAAGCGCCGGCTCACCGCCGCCAAGACGCTGGCCCGTTCCGCGCTGTACCAGTTCTTCCTCGTCAACGCGCTCGGCGGTTTCAAACCGACACCGCACGCCTACTTCCCGCTGGAAGATGACACCCAGACCGCGACCGACTTCATCGCGGAAGCAACCGGTGGACTGTCGCGCCTGAAGTTCGTGCCGTCCAGCGTCAGTTCCACCGTCAGCAAAGTGACCTGGGGCGGCGACACCACCCGCCCCGGCGCGAGAAAAGCAGCGACACTCACCGGCGGCGGGCATCTCATCGCGACACTGAGCCCTCCCACAGGCGAGTCGACGTGGGGTGCGACCTGGCAGGCGAAGTTCAACTACTCGGACGGGGCGCACGCAGTCCTGGGCACCCTGCCGACACCGGACGCCCCGATCTACCTCACGCTCGACATCGCCGCCGACACCACCACGCTCGAGTTCCGGTTGGACGGCGGCGGTGCGACGGTGCCATCGATGCTGGTCCACGACTTCGGCACCAAAGAAGAAGTCGAGGAGTGGCACACCATCCAGGTTGATGCCAGCCAGAACGGTGCCGACGTCGACTTCTTCCTCACCGTTGACGGCGAGGTAACCGACTCCCACACGCAGGCGGGTTTCACGCTGCGAGGCCTGTACACCGTGCAGCTCAGCTCGACCGTCAACGCCAGCGGCGCCACAGGCTTCTCCCACCTCGCCGTGTACGGCTCCGACATCACCACGCTCGATTCGTTCGGGGTGGACCTCGCCGGGCGTGGCAATCCTGGCGAGAACCCTGTGTACCGGGCGAAGCGGGTTGCTCAGGAGTACGGCTTCGAGTTCGACTGGATCGGATACGGCGGGGTCACCGGCGTCCCCGACGTGTTAGGGCCAGGCGAAGGCGACGGCCGCACGATGGGAGCGCAACGCGTCGTCAACGTGATCGACCTCCTCAACGATGCGGAGCAGGTCGACGGCGGTCTGCTGTACGAGCAGCGTTCCGTTGCGGGCTTCGAGTTCCGGACGCTGCGTTCCATGTTCTCCCGGTCGAGTTGGCTGACCCTCGACATGGGCACCAGCAAGCATCTCTCCCCGCCGCTCGTGCCGACATCGGACGACCGCAACATCACCAACCGGTACACGGCTCGCCGCGCAGACGGCGGCGAGTACGTGTACACGCTTGAGGCTGGCCCGATGTCGACGCTGTCCCCCGACGAGGGCGGCATCGGCCTGATGGACAGCGGCGACTCGTTCAACCTGGAAAGCGAAACGTCGCTGCCGGACACAGCCTCCTACCAGGTTGCACGCGGCACGATCGACCAGGAGCGGTACCCGGCGGTCACCGTCGAGCTTCACCGGCCCGCTGTCTACAACACTGCCGGGCTGGTCGCGAAGGTCAGGGACCTCAACGTCGGTGACCAGGTCACGTTGGCCGGTATGGCGTCGAACGGCATCTACGACGACCGCGACGTGCTGGTTCTTGGCTACACCGGCCAGTTGGACCGGTTCCGGCACACGCTCAAGCTCGTCACGACCCCAGCCGAGCTGCTGCGGGTGTGGACACCAGGCAGTACGACGTCGTCGGCGTCGGAGTTCGCGCGCGGGGACTCGGACTACACGACGATCGACGAGGACCTCACCCTCACCGAAACGGACGTGACGATCGAGGTCGAGTCGAATCGGGCGTTCTGGGTGAACAGCACCAGCCATCCCAACAACTTTCCGTTCGACGTGATGTGCGGCGGCGAACGAATGACCGTCACCGCCGGCACCGCGCCGTCTGGGCAGAACCAGACGTGGACCGTCACGCGGTCCGTGAACGGCGTGGAGAAAACACACACAGCGGGAGCGAAGATCACGCTCGCCGAACCGAACTACATGGGACTGTGAGGGCTCACCATGGGCATTCTGGCGGGCCAGAAGGTAACAGCCGACGAGTACAACGCCGACGTCACCGACTACCTCCACGTCATCCTCGCAGCCGACGAGACGGTCACCACGACGCTCACGGACGTCACAGGCGTGACCTCGACGTTCACGACGCCGGTCGCCAACACCGAAGTCAAGGTCACCGCGATGTGCGATGTCGGCATCAGCGGCACCACCGACTTCGCCGTGATCACCTGCGTGGTCGACGGCGTGACACAAACAGGAAACGCGAAGCTCCTGGGCAATGTGCGGACGACGATTTACGGCGAATGGGTCGTGACCTTGGCGACCGCCGGATCGCACACCATCAAGCTGCAAAGACAGAAAATCAACAACGCGAACACAGTCGTCCTTTATGGATCGCACTCAAAGATGACCATTGAAGGCAACGGGATCTAGGAAGGAGTGAGCATGGCGCCTTTCAGCAGCAGTCGTCCTGGACGCCCGTGGTTCGTGACCGTGCACACCGGTGAGGGAATCCTCGACGCCGACGACATGGCGGCGTTCCTTGACGGCAATCCCAACGCCAGTGCGCATGCGGCGTCGGACGCGGAAGAGGTGCGGGCGCCGCTGGTGCCGTATCTCCGCGCGGCATGGACCGCCGGCGCCACGGCGAACGACTGGGGCCTGCACATCGAGGTGTGCGCCTTCGTCGCGTTGTCGCGCGAGCAGTGGCTGTCCGAAGAGGACGTCGACGTCTGGGTCCCGTACCTGAACAAGGGCGCCGGGGCGTGGCGGCGAATCCGTTCGCCGCGGTCGATGCTGCGGAACACCGCCGCGTGGGTGCGTGCGAGGTGCGACGAGTTCGGCATCACCAAACGCAAGATCACCGCAACCGATCTGCGCAACGACGTGGACGGCATCTGCGGACACGCCGACACCAGTGCGGCGTGGAGAGAAACCGACCACACCGACCCCGGCAAAAACTGGCCGTGGGATGTGTTCATCGCGATGGTCAACGACCAGGACGTTCAGCCAGAGGAGGACTTCCCAATGATGATCATGGGCCAGGACGGCAAGTACTACGACGCCCCACAGGTCTTCTTCTGGATGGACCAGAACCTCCACACCCTGATCGCCAAGGTCGACGCGCTCACCGACGCAATCTCCGACGACGAAGCCAACGTCATCGCCGCGGTGCGCGCGCAGAACAGCGGCGGCCAGGACGGCGGCCCCGTCGACGTTGTCGCCCTCGCGAACGCCCTCACGGAGCGCCTGTCTCCCGAGATGCGCAAGGCACTGGCCGACGTCCTCAAGCGCGGCACCGACGCAGCCTGATCGGACCGCGCACTCATCACCCCACAGCACAACGGATCCAAGGAGGGATGAGTGGGTGACCTCACGCAACTGCTCGGCGCGATCACTGGCCTCGTTACCGCCCTCACCGGTCTCGCCGGCCTGGCGTACGGCATCGTCCGCACGCTCCGCAAAGAACCACGCCAGGCAGCCAAATCCGGGGCTCAGCTGTACGCGGACGAGATCGCAGCCGCCGCTGAAGACGGCGAGATCACGCCCGAGGAGTTCGCGGCAGCGCAGCGCCATCTCGAACAGCAGAAAGGAGACCGGCCGTGACGACCGACCAGGTGAAGACCGTCATCGACGAGGCAGTCGACGAGTCCCGTGACGGGTTCGGTCGCCGCGTCATCGTCGCGAGCATCCTCGTCGTGTTCGCGGGCGTCGTGGTGCTGGCGTACACGATGCTGCGCGGTTTCGAGCGGATCGACTCCCTGCAAGGACAAGCCGACGACCACGCACGCACCGCCCAGATGCTCGCCGAGCAAGTCACGCGGCTCGGCGGCACACCGGTGGTGCAGCCGCCGACCGTCGCCGGCCCGACCGGACCCGCCGGGCCGGCTGGCAGAGATGGCACGAACGGACGCGACGGGCAGAACGGCACCACGCCACCGTGCGTGAGCGAACCGCCGCAATGCCGCGGTGCTGACGGCGAACCCGGAACGAACGGGCAGGACGGCCAGGACGGCGCCGACGGCCAGGACGGGAAAGACGGTAAGGACGGGGTCGACGGGAAGCCCCCTGGCGGCTGGACGTGGGTTGACGGCGATGGCCGCACGCAGAACTGCACCCGCGTCAACGGGAGCCCCGACACCGATCCCAGGTACGCGTGCACGGCCCCGTCCAGCGGCCCACCCGGCACGACCACCACCACGTTTCCACCTCTGCTCGGAGGGCCGTGAATCCATGAGACGCATCCTCATCGCAGCTGTCGTACTGCTGCTCGCGTGCGCCCCCGCCGTGGCATCCAACGTCGGGGAATCGCAGGCACGGCAGGCCCCGCGACTGTGCACGGATTTCGCTGCCGGACAGTTGACGGTCGAGATCCTCGGCAACTCGATCGCCGCCGGCTACGGCGTGGTCGAGTCGAAGAGGTGGGCCAACCAGTTCGCCCGCCAACTGCCAGGGCCGAACAGCGCGGTGTGGCAGGGCGCCGTGTCCGGCTCCTTGGTCGGCGACTATCTGCCAGGCGGCCCGTACCAGTTCCATGTGGAGTTCACGAAGACCGCGAAACCCACCCTGGTGATCCTCAACTGGCGGGTGAACGACCAGTGGATGAGCATCGAGCACGCGTCCGAGGGCTACACGCCGGCCACGTTCAAGGCCCGCTACCGGCAGATCCTCACCGAGATCCACGCGGCCTCACCCACCACCACGTTCATGATCGCCGTGTCGCCGTGGATCCTCGACACCCGCATCGACGCCGGCACCTACTCCCAGTGGGACTACATCAACGTCTTGTGGGAGCTGAAGGTCGAGTTCGGTGCGATCTGGATGGACTGGATGCGGTTCATGCCGCACGCAGGCGACAGCAACAGCGCAGGCCTGCTGCTGTACGACCTCGGCCACCCCAGCGAGTCAGGTCAGTCCGTGCTGGCCGCACACACCTACGAGCGCATCGCCTCGTACTGCCTCGGATTGGAAGGAAGCACACCATGATCCGTCTCGTGTTCGGCCGCGAACCCGCCTACTGGCTGGCCCTCGCCAGCGGCCTCATCGCCTTCGTCTCGGCCTCGGTCACCTCGTTGTCGACCGATCAGCAGGGCGTCCTCAACGCCGCGGTCGCCGCCGTGTTCGGTGTCATCACCGCAGGGTTCCTCGCTGGCGAGAAGTCCGTGGCCGCCATCGTCGGTCTCTTCAAGGCGTTGATCGCGGTCGGTCTGGCGTTCGGCCTGGCCTTGTCGCCCGAGGTGCAGTCCAGTGCGATGGTCGTCGTCGAGCTGGTCCTGACTGGTGTGCTGGTGAGGCCGAACGTTGCCGCCCCGGTGAAGTCGAACTACGACCTCGCCAGGTAGACCAGTCGCCCGCCGATAGCGGCGGCGGGTCGCGTTGCCCCCTCCCCTCGGGCGGCGCGAACGGACGGCCTCAACTCCCCGCAGTGGGCGCGGGTGGAGTGGGGCCGTTCGTGCTACCCGCTGCACACCCGGTAGTAGAGCGCCCAGGCGTGGATACCGTCCGGGGTTTTCGTCTCACGCGAAAGCATGGGTTCACCCGACAGGCCGATCAGGTCGGCCATCTCCCACAAGCGCCGGCCGTCCTTGCACTGCGTGACCTTGCCCAGCCGTACCGCTCCGTTGCTGTCCACGCAGCCCTTGTCGATGAGGGTGTCCGTGACCCGAGCCCCGTCTTGAGCGACCTGCTCGCACCGATCAGCACCGGCCGCCGACGTGGATGTAGGCGTTGACGTCGGTGTCGCAGGCTTCGACACGTCGGCCGCTGGCTGGGTGCTGCTTGAGCAGGCGGCGGCGAGCAGGGCGGTGAGGATCAAAGCTGTGGGGCGCACGGGCTGTCTCCGCTCAGTCGGGTGGGCTATCCGGTCCTGTCGCGGGTGCGTGAGCACGTGTTACGCCCCGAACCGGCTACTTGCCTGGCGGCTTCGGTATCTCCACTGCCGGCTTCGGCGGCCACGCGGCGGAAGCATCCCGCTCCAGCACCGCCACAACCTCGAACCGTGCGCCGTCCATGCGCGTGTCGTTGACTTCTACCGGCCGCCCGTCCGGCAGTGACGCGGTGCGCAGGATCCGCACCAACGGCCCGCCATGCACCACACCATCCAGCACAGCGACCTCCTCGTCGCTCGCCGCCACCGCGCCCTGGACGTCTTCCCACAACAAGGGCTGATCGAAGTGCTCCTCGATCCGGTCGTAGATCCCGCCGAAGCCCGTGTCCGTCGCGCCCACGACGGGCAGTTCTGCGAGCAGCCACGCCGGCAGATACGACACCGCCCATTGCAGGCCCTGCGGTTCCGGCTCGACCTCGCCGAGGACACGTGACCGCTTCACGACCTGCGACCCCGGTTCGATATTCAGGCGCCGGGCGATCTCGGCGGACACGGGCACAACCCTCACGGTTGGCGTGGCCACCAGTCGGTAGCCCTGTGCGGCTTCGTCGAAGTAGTAGCCGATGCGATCGCGGAACACGTACCGCCGACGAGCGATCCGCTGCACGTCCGGCAACTGGCGCACGTAGAAGCCTTTGCGCTGGACGCCGACGACGAGGCCTTCGAGTTTCAGCTGGTCGAACGCGTTCTGGACGGTTTGGGTCGACGTCTTGAACCGGCTGACGAGGTCGCTGGTGCTGGGCAGGCGTTGGCCGGGCTTGTAGTCGCCGCGCTGGATCTCCTCGCGGAGGACCTTGGCGATCTTCTGCGCGGTCGTTTTGCCTGCTGGCGCGGGGTGTTCGTCGGCAGCCATAGCCGGGAGCGTACGCGCCTGCCCTAGACAAGCTTGCGCATACAGCTACTCTGCTTACCTAGAGCATCTACTCTAGGTAAGAGTTACCAGTGTGAACAGTGCAACCACAGCGAAAGGAGGCGAGGTGGACAAGCCCGTTCGAATGCTCCTCGTCGAAGAGGTCGCGGACCTTCTCCGGGTCAGCCCAACCACGGTTTATCGGGCCATCCGCGAGGGCGACCTTGGCGCCGTCCGTGTTGGGCGGGGCTCGGGCGCGATCCGCATTCCGGAAACCGCCTACGACGCCTACCTGACTCGCTGCGCACTGGCCGCCGCCCAGCCCGCCTGACCACGAGAGGACACCCCACGATGCACAGCCTGCTGACCGGCAAGTTCGAACCCTTGAGCGTCGGCCCGGACCCGATGGTCGAAGGTCCGTGGCCCGCAGGCCGCACGCCCATGCCCGTCAAGACCGCGCCCGCAACGACCGCCCCGTCTACGAGCCGGGTGCGGATCAACACCGAGCCCAGGACCGTGCCGCGCGACGGCGACACGATCTGACCTGCAGCACACCGCCACTGAACCCGAGAGGGACTCTGTTGAACGCCACTGCCAGCACGCAGGAACGCTGGGTCAACCCGACCATCTACACCGGCGTAGGAATCGTCGCGGTGTACTGCGTCGGCGTGTCCGGCTACTGGCTGGTCAAGCTTGCCGGGTTCTGCTCGATGCACAACGTGCTCGGGTTCAGCGTGCCAGTCTCCCTCGATGTCGCAGGCGGAATCGCCGCGCTCGTGTGGGTCAAGGGATCTACCAAAGAGGCGCGGATGTGGGGCGCCGCCATCGCCGTGGGCACCCTATTGGGCTCGCTTGGCGGAAACATCCTGGCGCACCTCATCGAGGCAGGCATCGTCAAGGTCACGCCGTGGCTGATCATCGGCGTCGGCTCAATCCCGCCGATCATGTTGTTCCTCGCGATCCATCTGCTGATCGTGTCCAGCAACCGGCCAGCGCCGGTCGCCCGCCGCGTCAGGCAGCCGATGGCGATCGCCTCCGAACCCCCTCGCAGCGCGCGGACCCCCGCCGCGCCCCGCGAGGCCACCGCGCCAGCCGCCCCAACCTCCCCCGCGGCTGGCGCATCCGCGCCGGACCCCACCCCCTCATCCCAGGGGTCCGGCGCGGACCCTGCCGAGAACACCAACGTCCGCCCCATCAGCACCGGACTCAGCCAGCGCGAGCAGGTCTGGATCTGGTTCAAGACCCAGGTCGACGCCGCCGACGGCGACGTCACCAAGGTCACCGGCCCGGACCTCGTCGCCGAGTTCGGGGCCGAGCACCTGCGCAAGAAGATCAGCGACCTTCGCCGCCGCTACCTCGACGTGTGCACCGCCACCAGCAAGGCCGTCAACGACTGAACGCCCGCCAAGGGCAGAAAGACCAAGGAGAGGGGGAACGCGCTGTGAACACCGCTCTGGTCGGTTCCAGCCTCGTCGGCATCGTCGCACTCGTGTGGGGCGCGGTCCGACTGTGGAAGAAAAAGCCGCTCAAGCTCACCACCTGGCTGTGGGTGATCGCCGGATTCACCCTGGCAGGCAGCCTAGTCACCAACTTCCGTGAGCTCATCACCACCGCCGCCGGCGTGGCTGGCGGGCCGATCGGCGTGGGCGCGAAGGTCGTGGTGGGCCTGGCTGGCCTGGTCATGCTGTGGCTGGTCTGGCACGAAGCGCCATTGCGCAAGGGCAAGGGCGGACGCCGGGCCGCGATCGGCGACGGCAGCAGCGGCTCCAGCCGGGGCGGCGCGAAAACCTACACGCCGTTCCTTGGACTGCTGGCGCCGATCCTGCTGCTCGCCGCCGGCGGGCTACTGGGCGACTGGTCCCGCGGCATCGCGAACATGCTCGGACGGCTCGCCGGTCCGCTCAGCACGTTCTTCGGGGCCTGACATGGACCTGATTCTGTTCGTGCTGCTGCTCGCCTGGTTTCTGACCGGGCGTCTGCTCGGCGACCTGCAGACCCTGGCGCGTCGCGGCATGGCGTGGGTGGCGGACAAGGTCGCCGACATGGCCGACCGCCGCACCGACCGCTCACCTTGGCTGGCCAAGCACGTCGCGCGGATGGCGCGCTCCGGAGCAGCACGGCTGCGCGACCGACGCCCGCCGATGCAGCCACTTACCAGCGACGGCCAAAACGCCGGGCAGAACGCGTTCGACGGTGCCGGCCAGGTCGCCGTTGCTGGCGTGGTGCTGGTGCTGGTGTGGGTGCGTATCGCCGTCGCCGACGCGCTGGGCGCCGCCCAAGCCGCCGCCCAGCCCCGAGCCAGCACCACCTCCGGGCGGTGGTCGTGGGCTGCGGGCTGGACCACGTGGGCCCGCTGGCCTCGCGACGGCGAACCCCATGCCCCCGTGCGGGCCACCGCGACCCGCGCCGACCGCCCTGAACCCCTAGCACTTCCCCCGGCCACTTCCTGCGGGGGCAGTACCACCGAATTCACCACTCACTGGAGGACTACATGACCGACCCGCAGCCCGTGTCCGACACCACCACGACCGTCAACGTCGGCGAGGGCGGCCTGGGCGCCTACATCATCTTCGCCGACAACATGGCCAACACCTGCCAGCAGGGCTTCGACGTGTGCGAGTACACCCTCGCCGACATGCAGGCCCACGGCTGGGGCGGCGAGAAGACCGCGGGCTTGGAACGCGCACAGGAGTCCTTGGCCAACGCCCGCATGCACTTCCGCCAGATGGAAAGCGACCTCAGTGCCGCCCTGTCGATCACCGAGCAGTACGCGGCCAACCCCGGCGCGGGCGACCGCGAGTCCGTCACCAACGTCTGACCACGCACCGCAGGAGGGTCGCCGTGACCACCGAGCTCGAGCCCCGCATCGCCCCGCCGCCGCTGGCCGTGGTCGAGCACCAGTTGCGCCAGCAGTACCGCGCGATGTTGCTGCCGCCACTGGCCTCCACCGGCACGGTGCTCGGCGGCGGCTGGATGCACGACCGGATCATGGCGACCCTCGCCGTCGGAGGCCCGGAGATGCTGCTCGTCGGCGTTGGCGGCGGCGTCCTCATCGCCGTCGCCTCCGCTGGCATCGCCACCCTGTACGCCGCCCGCGCCGGGGCGTTGGACGGCCTGCCCCCGGCCCGCAAACTGTTCGGCGGAGCAGCCGGGGCAGGCCTGGCTCTGACGCTGTTCGGTGACGTCACACTGCTCGTGGCCGGCGTCTACAGCGTTGGCGTGCTCGGTGTGACCCGCTGGTACCGGGCACGCTGGGCTATGCGTTCCTCCCTGCTGCAGCGGCGCGATGAGCTCGCCGCCATCGCACCGGCAGCCGAGGTGGAGTCACAGCCGGGGCCCGGCGACGACTCGTCGATCATGGACGCGGAGCTCGTCGAACCGGACGAGGCCGACGTCTTCGTGACCCGCTGGACCCAGGGCGCGGTCAAGCATCTTCCCGACACCCGCCTCATCGCCCTGCCCGGTCCGCGGCTGGCCTACATCGTGCAGGCCGGGCCAAACGGCGTGACCCTCGAAGCCGCCAACACCGCACGAGAGAAGATCGCCGGAGCCCTGCGCCTAACCCTGCCCGGGCCCCGAACCGGCGGGCAGGACATCGTGTTCGACCAGCCCACCGACGGCACCCTCACCGACCGCTCACAGCTGCGCGCCCAGATCGTCGACCTCGCCGCCGCGGCCGCCGCAGGCCGTCGCGTCACCGGGCAACCCGAGCACGCACCAGGCAACCCATGCTCGTTCCGCATCGGCGGCTACATCGACGACGGCCACGCCTACTACTACGACCTCGCTGACTGCGACGGCGCCTGGTCCGGTGTTCTGCTCGGCGGCACCGGCATGGGCAAGTCCAGCGTCGGCGACCACATTGCCTACAACGCCATGCGCGTGAGCTTCGACGTCGCCTACCTCGACCCGCAGCGCGGCGCGTCCTCACCAGTACTGGCCGCGCACGCCCAGTACCCCGCACTCGGGCCCGAGCACGCCGAGGCGTTCCTGCTGTTCCTCGAGGAATGCGCGGACACCCGCGAGACGTGGATGGCGATGCACTCCGGTGTCGGCACCATCACCTGGAACATGACCGCCCCGTGCGCGCCGGACGGCACCCACCCAGACCCGAAGTGCCCGTGCGGCGGCGTCGTCCCACCCGGCATCCTCGCCTTGATCGAGGAATGCGACCAGGTGTTCAACGCGGTGCACGCTGGCACCAACACCAAGCTCGCCGAGCGCTACGGCCAGCTCGCCAAGCGCATCCGCAAGCTCAACATGGCCCTGCTCGCCATGACCCAGATGCCCGAGCTCAAGACCTTCGGCGGCTCGGAGTTGCTGCGTTCCAACCTGCCCGTGCGCAACCTGCTCGCGATGCACATCTCCAGCAACGTCTCCGGCACCCTCATCCCAGGCCTGCCCTACAGCCCGAAGCTGCTGCCCAAGACCTCCGGCCGCGGACTGGCCTGCGGACGCGACACCCGGACCATGCAGGTCGCGCTGGACTACACGCCCCGCCGAGAGAAGGCTGCCGAGGGAGTGTCTGGTCCGTACGCCGAGGACCTGTTCGAAGTGCTGCCGCAGCGTCGCCGCTACGAACTCGACGTGGTCGCGTGGCGGCGCCACTTCCCACAGGGCGCCGTCGACGCCGTCACCGCCAACCGGGAAGCCGCCCGCGCCCGATTCGTGGCGAAGAAGAACGGCACCGCACCGCCACCGGTCGCCGCGCCTGTCACGTCTCCAGCGACAGGAACCCTGACCTGGCCCAAGCCGGTCGTGCTCGTCGGGCGCGGCCCCACCGGCAAGCTCGCCGCACTCGCTCACGCCGTGGACGGCCTGCCCGCCGATGAGTGGATCACCGCAGGCGACCTGGCCCGCCGCACTGGCCGCGTGCCCGCCGACGCCGAAGACGGCGAACGTCGCGCCATCGCCCGCCAGGTCGCCGCCGAACTGACCGCCGCCGGCTTGGTGCTCCGCAAGCGCGAAGCTGGCATGTCGGTCACCGTCCACCAGCTCCGCAGAGCGTGCGCATGACCCACGGCATCGCTACGCAGCGTCGCTCCAAGCCTCTCCTGAACACCGGGAGGGGCTTCGCGCTGTTGCAGGTTGTTGCAGCCGCTGTTGCAGGCACCTGCAACAGCCTGCAACAGCGCCTGCAACAGCGAACCACACTTGACCTGCGGAAACGCGAATCCTGCTTCAGGCTGCAACATCTACGCGCCGACACCCCGCACCACCCGTTTCCGCAGGTCAAGCAGCAACCGACACGAACAGCCGGACGCGGCCCCGCTGTTGCAGCCCACGCACACCAAGTCGTCACTCACAGTAAGGAACTGACCGGTGTACTCGGACCCGAACGCCCTGTTCTACGTCGTGGCCGGCGTGGCCGTGTTCGTCTGGTGGTACCGCAACCGCGACCAAGCCCCCGTCCACGACGGCACCGAGGCCACGGTCGACGGCCTGCGGGAGATCGACTTCGTTCGCGCCGCGTGCGACGACCCCCAGCACCACCCTGACCGCATCCCCACCTCCCCACTGCGTGCCCGCCACATCGACCTCGACGTCCGCGACATGCACCTCAACGGCTGGGGATCCACCGGCCACCTGCTGCTGTGCACGATCCACAACCGCGGCCGGTACCCACTCGACGTCGTGCACGTCCGCTGCGGCCGCGGCTGCGGTACCCACGCCGAGCTCGACGCTGACGACGCCAGGGTGGGGATCGGCGGGCTGCGCAACGACGGCTGGTGCAACGACGGGGACCTCCCCATCTGTCCCTACTGCGCCGGTACCCGATCCCGTACCTGGCGCTGATCCCCACCGCCAGGTCCCCACGGCCCCGTACCCACCGATCCCCCAGGAGTGATCCCCATGATGGGTCGCACCCACGCGCTCACCGGCCTCTGCGCCGGCCTCGCCCTCGCACCCCTGCTCGTGGGGACCCTTGCTCAGACGCTGGTCATCGCCATCGTCACCGCCGGGTACGCGCTGCTGCCTGACCTCGACCACCCTGGCGCCCGCGCCTCCCGTCTGCTCGGACCGCTCACCGGCCTGCTGTCCCGCGCCGTCCGCGCAGGGTCGAGCTGGCTGTACCTACGCACCAAAGGTCCCCGCGACGAACGCCACCGTGGGGAACATCGGCACGCCACCCACACGCTCGCGTTCGCGCTGCTCGCGGGTACCGCGACCACCTTGGGTACCTGGAGAGGTGGAGCGTGGGTACCCGTGGGGATCGTCGCCCTGGGGATCGTGCTTGCCGCCGACGCCCTTGGGGACTGGGTACTGCCGATCGTGGGGATCAGCATCGCCGCCTGGTGGGGATCGATCCCTGGGGACCCGCTGGCCGAGCTCGCAGGGATCGGCCCCGCTCTGGGGATCGCGGTCGCCGCCGGTTGCCTCACCCACTGCCTCGGTGACGCGCTCACTCTGTCCGGCTGCCCGTTCCTGTGGCCGCTGCCGATCGCTGGGGAGACCTGGTACGAGATCCGCCCGCCCCGACCGCTGCGATTCCGCACGGGGGGCGCGGTCGAGACCCGACTCGTGTTCCCCGCGTTCGTTGTCGCCGGCGTGCTGCTGCTGCCCGGCGCGACCGGGTTCCTGTCCAGCATCGTCACCTGAGCGTTGCCTGCGGTGAGAGGCAACGGGCAACACCTCTCCGCGCTCGCCCTCCGCGACGACGCTGAACCACATGACGTTCACCGCTCACCGGCCCGACGTCCTCGTCCTCACCCGCGGTTTCCTCCACC